GTGCTGATCCTCGCCAACGGCATCTTCGCCGCGGCGGAGCTCGCGCTGCTGTCGGTGCGCAAGACGCGCCTGAGCGAGCTGCTCGAGGAGGGCAACCGGGCCGCCCAGGCGGTGAAGGCGCTGCGCGAAAACCCCGAGCGCTTCCTGGCCACGGTGCAGATCGGCATCACCGTGGTGGGGGCCAGCGCGGCGGCCTTCGGTGGCGCGTCCATCGCCCAGCGGCTGGTGGGTCCGCTCACGGAGCTGGGGTTGGAGGCGGAGACGGCCGAGAGCCTCGCCTTCGCGGGGGTGGTGGGAGGGGTGTCCTATCTGTCGCTCGTGCTGGGCGAGCTGGTGCCCAAGTCCCTGGCCCTGCGCTTCTCCGAGGGTTACGCGCTGTTCATCGCTCGCCCGCTCCTGGGCGTCTCCTGGCTGGTGCAGCCGCTGGTGTGGTTCCTCACCGCCAGCTCCAACCTCATCCTTCGCTTCTTCGGAGACAAGACCAACTTCACCGAGTCGCGCCTGTCCCCGGACGAGCTGCAGCAGTTGGTGGAGGAGGCGGCGAAGTCGGGCTCGTTGGATCCCCGGGCCGGGGAGATCGCCTCGCGGGCCTTCGAGCTGGGCAACATCCCCCTGTCGGCGGTGATGGTGCCCCGCAGCCGCATGGTGGCGCTGCGCCGGCACGCGAGCCCGGAGGAGATCAAACAGGTGCTGCTGGAGCACGGGCACTCGCGGATGCCGGTGTACGAGGGCTCGCTCGACAACATCGTGGGCTACGTCATCGCGAAGGATCTGCTGGGGGTGGCGTGGGAGGGTCCGCTCATCGTGCTGGAGGACGTGATGCGGCCGGCCTGGTTCGCCTTCGAGTCGATGAGGGCCATCGACGCGCTGAAGGAGTTGCAGCAGCGGCGGATGCAGTTGGCCATCGTGGTGGACGAGCGCGGAGGCGTGGCGGGGCTGGTGACGGTGGAGGACATGGTCGAGGAGCTGGTGGGGGAGATCGCCAGCGAGTCCGAGAAGCCCGAGGAGCTCCTCCGGCGTGAGAGCCCCACCACGGTGGTGGTGCAGGGCACGGCGGCCCTCCGGGACGTGAACCGGGCGCTGGGGTTGGAGCTGGAGGAGGGCCAGGGCTGGTCCACGGTGGGAGGGTTGTGCTCGGCGCAGGCGGGGACCATCCCCGGGCCGGGCACGAAGCTGACGCTGGAGGACGGGACGGTGCTGGAGGTGCTGGACGCCAGCCCCCGCCGGGTGCGCTCGGTGCGCATCCACTTGCGGCCCCCGGAGTCCGCCAAGGTCTGAAAAACAAAGAGGGCCGGGAACCGAAGTTCCCGACCCTCTTATGCGCGCGATGCAGGATTCGAACCTGCGGCCTTTGGCTCCGGAGGCCGACGCTTCGTTTCCCCTGGCTTCCTCTGGTTTCCTCTCACGTGCTCTCTCCTCTCAACTGCGTAAGGGGCGCCGCCTCGGCTTTCCCCTGGCTTCCCCGCGCTTCCTCGCGGTTCTCTTGCAACTGTCTGATGGCGCCCTCCGTCGGCACCGGGCCGAAATTCACCCGGTCTGCCATCGAGAGCATGTGCTCGCGCTGCACGAAGCTGTAGCGCTCCTCTGTCACCCGGACGTCCTCGTGCCCCAGCACCTTCTGGACGAAGCGGATGTCGCCCGTCTGGGCGTATGCCCAGGTGCCGAAGGTGCTGCGCAGGTCCTTGAAGCTGATGTCCAGCGGCACCGCGGTGGGCCACAGCAAGGCGTGGTCCCTCGCCTGCGACACCCGGGTGTTGCACTTCGGGCACCGCACCCGCGTGCTGTTCGCCCGCCGCTCCACGTACCCACACCCCTTGCGCTTGCCCCGGGTGATGCAGCGGTGATCAAACCCCTGCACCAGGCCAGCCCGGGCCAGGGCCGTCTTCATCACCCGGTGGAGTGCCAGCCACTCGGCCTGCTGCTGGCCCTGGGCGTTGGGGAAGACGAAGGGGCTCCGGGCCTGTCCGGCGAGCTCGCTGAGGACGGGCTGCAGCCACTGCGGCACGGGGACGGCGCGGGAGCGCTTGCCCTTGGTGGTCTCGCTGTCATGGCTCCTGGCGACGTGGATGGTGCGGCGCGCGACGTCCACGTCCTCCCAGCGCAGCGCGAGCAGCTCACCCTTGCGCAGCCCGGTGCCCACCGCCACGGTGAAGACGGCCCGGTGCTGGGCGGGCACTGCTGCCAGGAGGCGGGGCACGTCCTCGAGCTGGAGGAACTTCGGCCGACGCTTCGGGATGGCAACCTTGGGCAGCTCGGCCGCGGGGTTCTCCCCAGTGACGAGCTTCAGCTCCCGAATGAGGAAGGTGAACGAGCCCTGGACGGCCACCCGGAGGTGCTCGCGCGTCTGGGGGCTCGCGTCCGCGTTGGCCGCCAGCATCCGCTTCACGTCCGCGGGCGTCATCGCCCGGCACATGACCTCGCCCAGGTGAGGGAGAATCCGGAGTCGGAAGCGACCCTCCAGGTGCTGCTTGCTGCGGTACTCGGACGGGAGGGACTCCAAGTACAGGCGGACTCCCTCGCGGTACGGCATGTCCTCCTTCACCTTGGCGTCCAGGCCCAGCCGGACACGCTCGGCCTTGCGCTCCACCTCCACGGCCAGCCGCTCAGCCTCGGCTTGGGTGGCCGCCGCCGACTTCTTCTGCACCTGGCGCCCGCGGTCGTCCTTGTAGCCCAGGTACCAGACGCCAGTCTGGCCACGGTACCGAACGAGGCTCGCACCAGCCTTGGCTGCACGCTGTGAGGGGCGGAAGAAGGCGTAGGCCACGGCTACCGCCCCCCGCCCTGCTGCGCGGCGAGCCACGTGGCGAGCGTCTTGGGGTTGAACCGGCGTCGGCCGCCCAGCTTGAAGGACGGAACGACGCCTGAGGCGGCCCACTTGTAGAGCGTCTTCGGAGCCAGCTTGAGAAACGCGCTCGCCTCGTCCACCGTCCACGTGGCTTCGCTCGCCTCGGCCTCCACCCGCGACTCCGTTTCAGGGGGCTGCTCTCTGGTGTCACAACTCGGCACGGTCATCAGGCACTCCGCGGCCGCACGAGGAGCTGGGCTCCAGGTGTTCGCCGTCCTCTCTGTGTTGGTGACTCCCCCACTTCCCTCCGCACCCACCCCACCCGTGTTCATTGACTAACAACTCTTGTGCCAACGCCCTTGACCCAAGATGGGGCGGCGCCGTGGATCGTTTCGGAGCACTCCGTCCACGGGCTGGCTGCCCTGTCTCGGATTGCGGACTGCCGAGAGGGCGGCGTCACGCAGAGCGGTGACGAAACGCGTCAGACGGCCTGTGACGCCGGTCACAGGGGACCCTGACGCCGAGAGCTGGTGCCCGAGCAACGCGTGCGGCCCTGAGTGCCGAGCGTCTGAGAATGGATTGGGCACCGACCGGTGCGCGGCCCGGGCGCGTCCTTCTCGGACGTGCCACGCAGGCGCTGCTACTCGGCGGTGCTGTCGGGTGCTGCTGCGTATTTCCCCCATCGCACACCCCAAAAAACAGACGCCTCAGCACCAGCTGCGACTGGTGCGAGGCGTCCTGAGGCCGACCCCCTGGGCAGTGACCATAAGGGCGGGCTTTCCTGAGGCCGACCCACAATAAAGAACGGTCGGCTATGTCTTTTGGAGCGTCGCCGGGACCTGTTCGCAGCCAGGTGGTCCAGCAACAGAGAAACCGTAACTAGCGGCAATAGATACGCCTACGGCCGGTCAAACGCAAGAGGCTGGCGCGAGAACGCACTCGGCGCGGTCTGCTGCTTCGCGGCAGGGAGGTAGCAGCCACCCTCGTACTCGTATGCGCTGTCGCCCCTGCAGGGTGCGTCTTGCTTCAAACGCACCCAACATCCGCCACGGATTTCGATCTCAATGTCTGGATTGCAGGGAGCCCGTTTCTGGTTGCTGAACGGCCTCTTCGGGAGCGCGCGGGCCAGGACGAAGGGCGCACCCTCGTCCACGCCCGTCAGCACCAAGTCGTCGGCCGCCTCGGCACTGCCACCCCACCCCGCGTCCACGTCAGCCGGGGCGAACTCGGCGCTGGAGTCGGGAGGACGCTCCAGGCCCGAGACGCTGCCGCACAGGTAGAGGGTGGCCGCCGCAGCCACCGCGGCGAGTCCAGAGGCAAAAGAGGGACGCCGCCAGCTCCGGGAACGGAGGGGGACGGGGCGCGGCGCGGCCGGAGGAGTCACCAGCGGGCGCGGCAAGGAAGGACGGCGCAGGTGCGGCAGTGTCTCGGGCCGGTCCACGACTGCGTTGGCGAGCTGCTCGGCGTCTCCCAGCATGACCACGAACTCCTCGGCGACGTCAGCGGGGAGACCGGCGCCGGGCGCGCTCACCACCTCGAGGGCGAGGAAGGACGGAGACACGGACGAGGTGACGAGCACCCGCCAGTCAGCAAGGGGCTGGTCATCGCCCTGGCGCTCCGTGCGCTGGAGCACCAGAGCAGGGGCCCCAGTCTGCAGGTTGCGCGCACGGTGGATGCGCCCCAGGCCATCCGTGTGCTTGTACCTCTCCGCGAGTCGATAAGGCCCGAGTCGATTCCCCCGCTGTGTGTCGGACATGGCGCGTGCTTCCCTCCCGCGCCCGGTTGTACCGCACCCGCACCGACGCTGTCTCCTTCCGGATATTCACCGCACGCGCGCCCGCCTCTTCTCCCTGGGCATGAAGCACTTCTTCACGAAGAGGCACCTGGAGTTGGCGGGCGTGAGGGTGGAGGAACCCCAGGTACCACCGCCCAACCTCCCGCCGCAGTGCTGCGAGAGGGCAGTGGCCACCCGGTGCTTCTGCGAGGCGGGGACGTGGGCATGCCCGGACCACGGCACCCGCGGGCAGCCCTGCAACCCCAAGCTCTCTCACGATTAGAGGCCGACTAGCCCCGGCCTCCGCGAGCCCCGGAAGGCACTCCCCCCGCCTTCCGGGGCTCGCGTCTTTTCGCCTCACCCACACAGCCCGTGGCGTCTCGCCACACCTCGGAGGAGCCCATGCCCTGCCCTATCCCGTCGTACCTGCCCACCCCGCCCACTCTCACCACCCTCTTGAAGGAACTCGCCGACATCGCCCCGGCCAGGGCCGCCGAGCTCGCGGACATCGTCCAGGAGGTGGAGACGCGCCAACGCCAGGCCCGCGAGCAACTCGCCGCCGCGGAGTTGGCCCTCTCTCTGGTGAAGCCCGACGGCTCGCGCCGGGCCGCCGAGGAGTGGGGCATGCGCGACACGGACGTCAACAGCCATCGGCTGGGCCTTCGCCTCATCGGTGTCGATGTGGACGGCGTGCGCAGGCAGCTCGAGCGGGAGCTCTTCCTTGCCCGGTGCACCCATGCGAGCGGCCGCAAGCCCTGTGCTGCCTGCCAGGGCACCGGGGACGGGGAGTCGCTCGAGGCGGGCACCTGCCTCGTCCCGTCCTCCTGCGACGCCTGCGAGGGCGCGGGGTACGTCACCCGGCGACCGTGAGTCACGCCCCTTCTGGTTTGCACGCCGGCCGCATGCCGCGAGCTGGCGCACCAGGAGGTAGACGATGACGAAGTACCTGTTGCTCTCCGTGCTGGCCGTGCTCACCATCGCGAGTCCCGCCCGGGCCTCGCTCGGGCCCAACGCCGACCTGCCCGGGTTGGACCCGGCGACGTGGGGCCGCATCCACCAGCGGGCGGACCTCATCACGAAGGCGATCGCGAAGGCGTACCCCAACGCGACGCCGCAGGACGTCGCCTGCATCACCGCGTGGCTCCAGTTCGGCCTCTACCGGCGCGTGCAGGTGCTCGACGCGCTCACGGACGCGCCCACGCTGTTCGTGCACATGTCCGGCGAGGACGGGGCGCACGACATGGGCAACGTGAACACCGGCAACAAAGGCAACGTCCCCTACAAGCACCTGGTGACGGACGAGGCCGAGGCGCCTGGCAACGCGACGGACAGGCTGCGCAACAACGTCAACGACACCTGCCGGGGCGGTAATGGAGGGGGCGGCTCAGGCCAGAATGCGGTGGATCCGTTCCGCGTTGTGGAGAAGTGGAAGGCCAACAACCCCAACTGGGACACCGACGCCGCCTACGGGCCGCAGCTCTTCCCGGAGTACCTTCACCGCGTGCGGACGCTCCGCGGTGCTGTCACCGCCCAGGGCGTAGCCGAGAAGGTGGCCGCCAAGCACCCGGGGCTCGACCTCCGCGCCATCGGGGAGCGGCTCCTGAAGGGGCAGGCCACCGGACAGGACGTTGAGCAGCTCCGCGTCGCACTGGAGCTCGCCGGGGCCAGCATCATCCTCAACGCCCGGGGAGTCCTCACTACCGCGCCCGCTCGAGTCGTGCCGTTCTGGGTGGTCCCGCCCGACAGGCTGAAAGGCTCGGAGCCCAAACCGGGCGAGATGTACTGACGCACGCCCGATAGGCGGACATGAGAAGGGCCCGGCCTCCATCTCGGAGACCGGGCCCTTCGTGTTTCAGACGACGTCAGGCGCTACTGGCGGCGCAGGCCCGGGGAGGCGAGGCCGAGGATGCCGCCGAGGGCAACGATGCCGGCGCACACCTTCGCAGCGAGCGTGTGCGGGGGAGCGTCTGGGCGCCGACGGCGGCGAGTCCCACGAGACCCACCAGCCAGGGCACGGCGGCGGGCGGGACCACGGGGGCGCCGGTGGGGCTGGCGTTGTTGGGCTGTGTGGAGGTGGCGTTCTGCTGGGACATGGGTGCTCCTGGGTTGTGGGCACCGGCGAGCCGGGCCCGGGTGAAAAGTTCAGCGGCTGGCGGTGGGCTTCTCGGTCAGCTTCTCGACGGCGCGGGAGAGGCGGGCGATCTCGCTATTGAGGGCGCGGAGCTGCTCCTCAAGCCGCCCGGCCTGGATGGCCGCGTTCGACTGGGTGGCGGCGACACGTGAGAGGTCGGCCTCGGCCGCGGTGGCGCGGCGCTCGAGGTGACGGACGTCCGCGCCCAGCGTGCCCCACTGCACGGCGAGCCCGAGCAGGGTGATGACGATGGGCACGGCCATGGTGAGCCAGGGCGAGGGTTTGGACTCGGCGGGGGTGGTGGGCGTGCTCATGCCCGGCGAGAAGGGGCGAGGCGCGCGACGGTGCGCTTGTCCTACACGCGAGACATTACCGTGGGAGTGAAACGGCCCAGCATGTCGCACATGTAGGCGTGGAGGGGACCCCCACCCTCAAAAACCGGACCTGCGGGCCAAATTCGGGATTGCTCGGCGGGTCACAATCACGCGCTCGCGGTTACCCCACGCTGCCCCACGCGGACCTTCAGTCGAAACTGTCGGACGACCCCCCGAATTTTGGGGTGTAGGGCCCCTACCCCGGCCGTAAGCGCTCGGAATCACGTCCAGCGCCCCGCCGGGAGGGGTCTTCAACGGCGCAAAACTGGAGCCCTCCACGCCCCTTCTCGTGGGTGTCACCTCGCAGTCAGCCCATGGAGGGCACCCATGTCGACCCAGTCCAGCAGCCCCCCCACCCCCTACACGCCGCCCCCCGAACTCCTGGCCGCCGCCGAGAAGATGCTGTTCGAGGCCTCGCCCGGCGAACTCGCCATCGCCGACAAGCTGTACGTCGCCTACGGCTCCGTGACGGGCCAGCGCTCGGCCGTCACCGGTGCCGAGCTGCCCGCCTTCGACATCTGCCGTCCGCTCGTCCGGGCCGGCTGGCTCGCGACCGTCCGCGCCGCCCGGGAGTGCTACAGCGTCACGCCGCAGAGCAAGGCGTTGCGCATCGGCGAGTGCTCCATCGCCGTCGATGCCACCGAGGCCGAGGCGGCCATGTCCCGGCTGGAGGCCAGGGCCGAGGCGCTCGTGGCCAACCTGGAGAAGGCCGACGCCCTGCTGAGCAGGGTCGATCAGGTCCAGGGCCGCACCCCCGTCACCTGCATCCACGGACACATCGACTACTCCGCCGTGGTCGAGCGCCTGGCGCGCCACGGATACGCGACGGGTCCACGCGGCCCGCAGGGTGGCCTGAGGGTGGACGTGCGGCAGGGCGAGGACCCGGGCCGCTGGGCCGAGGTCGCCGACAGCGTGCTGGTGACTCTCAACAACGGGGGTCCGGACGCCGTCGCCATGGCCCTGCACCTCATGATGGGAGGCCCGCGTGGTGGCGAGGCCGAGCGTCTGATCGAGGAGGCGGGTCGGCGGGAGACCGAGCAGCGCAATGGCCCCGGCGGGTTCCTCCTGCGTATCCGTGACCTCCTGTCGCGGCTCTGGTCTGGGGGGCAGGAGGTGACCGAGGAAGCCGAGGAGGACCTGTACGACGAGCCCGCCGACGAGGAGCCGGGCCCGGTTGCGTCCATGACGCTGACGGCGTGGACGCCCGAGACCGGGGAGGCGTTGGTCAACTTCGCTCAGGGCCGCGTGGCCGAGCTGCGGCATGGCCCCGGGGTGCCGCCGGGTGACACCATCAACATCAGCAGCGAGGGTCAGATTGACCGCTTCCTCATGGGCATCTCGGAGATCGCCAGCGCCACCCGCGACCTGGCCGAGGCGTCGAAGGCGGTCGACCTCTCTGGCACCGACGTCATCGATCTCATCTACGACGTGACGAAGGTCCTGCACTCCCGGGTGAAGGCGCTCGCCCCGCCGTCCACCGGGCCCACGGCCAACGCCTGATGTCCCCGGGGTGGGCGGCGCAGGTCCGCCCGCCCCTTCTCCCTGGCATGGCCCGTCCCAAGGGAATGCCGCCGGAGCTGATGGGCGAGCCCCCAGAGGGGGACGGACCCGACGCGCCCGAGTTGCCCGACCCGCTGGAGGGCTACCACTTCCGGCCAGGCCGCAGGGGGCCGCGCACGACGCTCACCCGGGAGATGATTCCTGTCATCGCCAAATGGCTTGCGCGCACAGGCGTCTTGCGCATCGCCGCGGCGAAGGCGGGCGCCTCGGAGGACGCCCTCGGGAAGTGGATCTCCCGGGGGCGCGACGCAGCCGCGCGGCGCAAGAGCAGCCTGTACACGGAACTCCTCATCGCGTGCGAGGAGGCGTGGGCCCATCGGTTCGCCCACCTCATCCAGCTCGGCGAGCAGACCGTGGTGGACCGGCACATGAACCCGCGCTTCGTCACGTGGCTCATGTCCGTCACCGGACCGAAGCACTTCACCGTGCCGCGCGAGCAGGCCGCCCAGGCCCCAGGTGGCGGGCTCGGTCCCGCCTTCGAACTGGTGACCCCCGAGGCCGCGAAGGCCAGCGTGCTCGGCAAGCTGATGCGCTTCCTCGAGGAGGACGACAAGAGCAGCCCACCGGAGGCGCCGCCCGCGGCGGAACCTGAGTCCGGCCCGGCCGCTACCGCCTCTGATGGGGGTGGGTGATGGTCGCCTCGGCCACCGTGCTGGAGGCTGGGGAGAACCTCCTCGCCGGGCTCTCTATCATCAGCCCCGAGACCCACGGGCGCTACTCCATCTCCGAGCGGGCGGCGCTGAAGTTCCGCGCGCAGCTCCGCAAGGCGAGGAGGCTCGCGGCTGGCCTCGCCGCCGCCCCCGACATCGCCGAGCACCTGCGGCTCAGCCAAGCAGAGGTGCTCGCCTGGTACTACGAGCCGACGCTCTGGCGCCGTCCGGTGCAGACGCCACCCCAGGGCTACTGGCGCACCTGGTTCCTGCTGGGCGGGCGAGGCGCCGGGAAGACGTACGCCGGCAGCGTGGCCGTCATCGAGGAGGCGATGGCGGACCCCGAGGCCCGCATCCTCATCGTCGGGCCCACCGACAGCGAGATTCGCAAGACGCAGCTCGAGGGCCCCTCCGGCATCCTGGCCCTGGCTCCGCCGTGGTTCCGCCCCATCCACCGGCGGAGCAAGCGCACCCTCGACTTCCCCAACGGGGCGAAGGCCTTCTACGTCCCCGCGCAGAATCCGGACAAGCTGCGCGGCTACAACGTCTCGCTCGTCTGGGCGGATGAGATTGTCGCGTGGAGGAAGTCCCCACTCGACGTCTACAATGAGTGCCGCCGCGTCGCGCGCATCCAGACGACGCGCATGCGCGAGCTGGGCCTGCCCGCCCGGCTCATCATCACCACCACGCCGGCACCCACCCAGCTCTTCCGGGAGATCCTCTCCGACAGGGACGGCCTGGTGCTCTCGCGCTCGAGCACCTTCGACAACGCCGCCAACCTGGACAGCAAATACGTGGCGTACGCGCGCCGCGTGCAGCACACCACCGAGGGACGGCGGGAGTTTCTCGGCGAGCTCTTCTTCGCCCTGGACGCCTGCCTCTACCGGCGGGTGAACTGGGATGCACCTGGCGTCCGGGTAGAGAGCGTGGAGGCCATCCCGGCCCGGGACGGCAAGCCGCTCTTCGACAGGGTGGTGGTGAGCGTCGACCCCGCTACCGGGGAGAAGAAGAACAGCGACCTGCACGGCATCGTGGTGGTAGGTATCCGCGAGGAGGCGGACGGGCTACTCCACACGTACGTGCTGCAGGACCTGTCGCTCCAGTCCCCGGAGCCCACCGCCTGGGCTCAAGCCGCGGTGGACGCCGTCCACCGGTGGAAGCACCTCGCACCCTCGCGCAAGTGCTTCATCTTCGCCGAGACGAATACCGGCGGCTCCCTGGTCAAGAACTGCATCCGCCAGGTGGACGGCAAGGTGAAGGTGAAGGGCATGCGCGCCATGCAGTCCAAGGCCGAGCGCGCGGCCCCGGTGACGGCCCAGTGCGAGGCGGGACTGGTGCACATGGTGGGCAAGCACCACAAGCTCGAGGAGCAGCTCAGCAAGTTCACCGGGCAGGACGGCGGCCACGGGCGGGATGACCGGGCGGACGCCTTCGCCTGGCCGATCTTCGTCTACGTCTGCCCGAAACGGCAGAACGCGGGTGCGGCTGGGCGCGCTGGTGAGCAGCAGGGCCAGGGGGACGGGGACGACGAGGACGAGGCGTAGACCGCGCCCCTTCTCAGAGGCATGGCCTCTCTTCGCTCACGCCTCAAGTCTGCCATGTCGGGGCTGCTGCTCGGCCCGTCGATCAGCCGCCCCCTCGTGTACCGCGTGCCCGTCCTCCCCTACGCGCCGAGGCAGGGCTCGAGGGCAGTGCTCGCCGCCTACCGCACCAATGCCTGGCTGCGGGCTGTCGTGGACACCGTCGCCGAGGCAACCGCCACTCCCCGCTGGCGCGTGCTCAAGCCCACGACGACGCAGGGCAAGGCGCTCGCCCATGTCTGCAAGTCATTGGGCATCAACGAGAGGACGAAGGATGGGCGCCTCGAGCGGCACAAGGCGCTCGCCCGGGGCGTGGAGCGCGGGGACCTCGTCGAGCTCCGCTCGCACGAACTGCTCTCCATCCTGGAGAACCCCCACCCCCAGTTCACCGGCCGGGCCCTGAGGAAGCTGCAGCAGGTGCACCTCGACCTCGCTGGAGAGTCATTCCTCTGGCTCCGTCGTACACCCGATGCGCTGCGGCGCGTGGCTGGCTTCGAGGTGGTTCCCCCCCCGTGTGTCACCCTCACCCCGACGGAGACGGAGAACGGCTGCTACTTCATCCACTACAACCTGTTCACCGGGGCCGTCCCAGAGTCCGACGTTGTCTGGCTTCGACACCTGGACCCGGAGAATCCCCACGGCCGGGGGGTCGGCAAAGGGCTCGCCCTCGGCAACGAGCTGGATACGGCCGAGGCCATCCAGGGCGCGCGGATGGCTACGTTTGCCCGCGGGGGCCTACCGGCTGCGGTGGTCGGCATCGACGAGGGGACGAACGGAGACGATCGCGCGGAGGAGTTACAGGCCGAATATGAGGAGAAGTTCAACTCCCCCGAGAGCGCGGGGCGCGTGTGGTTCATCTCCGGCAAGGCCACCCTCGCCCAGATTCAACAGGACTTCCGCGCACTGCAGATGGACGAAACAGAGAAGGGGCTCCGGGACTACGCCCGGCAAACCTACAACGTCTCGCCCGAGCTCATGGGGGATCTCACCTCCGCCAACCGGAGCACCAGCGAGGAGGCCAAGTACACGCTAGCCGAGTACGCGGTGCTTCCTCGTCTGGAGTTCAAGCGCACCGAGTACCAGCTCCACCTCGCCACGCGCGTCGATCGCGACGCCATCCTCGACTACGACGACCCGCGGCCGCACTCCTGGGAGCGGCGGCACCAGGCGATGACGGCCGCCTACCACGAGTCCGTGTACATGAACGAGGCGCGCGAGCACATGGGGCTCCCGCCTGACCCGGCCCTGGACGGCGTCCGGTGCAAGCCCATTCCCGGCGCCCAGCCCGTGCAGGACGCGCGTCCATCCGAGCCGCGCAACCCGCCCCCTCCCCGCGGGCCCGCCGCTGCCTGAGCCGCCCCTTCTCCTGCGCATGAAGACGGCTCGAATTGCTATCAAACGCGCGGAGTCCCCGCCGTCCCTGGCGGCGGCAGCCGGGCCGGTGTTCGCGCTGCTCGACCCTCCTGGTGTCTACGACCGCGACGGTGACCGGATGGGCGCGGGCAACCTGCGGCTGCCACCAGGACATAGAGACGTCCCCCTCTACTGGGACCACAGCCACCGCGAGGAGAAGGCGGTAGCGCGCATTCCCATCGGCCGGGCCGTCGTCTGGCGCGAGGGAGACCAGTGGTACATGCAGCCGAAGTGCGACTTGGTGGATGACCTCTCGCGCACCATCGCCGCCAAGGTCGAGGCGGGCACCATCGATGCCTGCTCCATCGGTTACATCACCCTCGCTGCTACGCCCAACGGCGCCGGCCCCTCGGGCCGAGGCGAGGATGTCATCACAGGCGAGCTCGTGGAGGTTTCTCTAACAGGCATCGGCGCCAAGGCCGGGGCCGTGAGGGTGAAGCACATGGCGAAGTGGAAGACGATGGAAGAGGCCCAGGCCGGTTTCGAGCAGATGGCGGCGGACCTCGAGGAGTGCAAGGCGATGTTGGCGCAGGTGCTCGAGCGCCTCCCCAAGCCCACCACCGAGAAGGACGCCCCGCCCCCGGAGGACACGCCCCCCGCCGACGAGGGCCCGGTGTCGAAGTGGTTCCGGGGACTGTCGCCCGCGAAGAGGTAGCCCACCCCTTCTCGCCTTTGAACACGTTCAGGAGAACACACCCATGCCCATCCCCGCCGAAGTCCTCGCCGAGCTGGAACCGCACATGAACGCCCTCGTCACGAAGCGCGTGGAGGAGCAGCTCGCCACGCGCCTCCAGGCTGCCGCCGGTGGCATCGAGCCGGGCCGTGCCCCCGGCATCCTCAAGTACAAGGGGATGTTCGACACCGAGCGCCCCGCGCACGCGGCACTCGGCCTGCGCATCAAGCGTGCCTTTCTGGAGTTCGAGGACAAGACGGGCCGCGACTCGTCGAAGGCCAGGAACAAGGGACTGCGCGAGTTCCTCGACAAGGTGAAGGGCGCGGGTGTGTTCGAGTCCGTCTTCTCCCAGGGCGGCAGCGTCTTTGCTCGCGAGACGCAGAGCGAGGAGCTCATCGAGGTCCTGCGCAACTCCTCGGTTCTCCTCAACATGGGCTGCCGGGTCGAGTCCGACTATGGCAGCAAGCTCACCATCGGCGTGATGAACGCGGGTGTGGACGTCACGTGGGAGGGCGAGGACGAGGAGGGCGAGGACTCCGACCTCGACACCGGAGACCTGGTGCTCGGGGCGTACAAGGCCATTGGCACGCTGCGGATTGGCAACGGGCTCATGCGCAAGGGCTCGCTCCGGTCCGCTGAGCAGCTCGCCGCCGACATGGCGGCCGCCGTGGGGCTGGCCTTCGATCAGGCTGGGCTCTTCGGCAAGGGGGCCAAGAAGCCCACCGGCATCATCCACACGTCCGGCATCACCTCGAAGGCCATCAGTGGCACGACCGTCGAGCACATCATCGCCGACCTGAAGGGGATGGTGGCGGACGTCCTGGCCACCAACATCCCGCTTCAGGGCGCCAATCCGTTCTTCTTCATGACGGCCACGACGATGATGCACCTGTCCAGCCTGCGCGACTCGTCCGCCTCCGGCACCGGCGGGTGGGTGTTCCCGGGCCTGCAGGACATCCAGAAGCCCACCATCTTCGGCTACCCCGTGGGCTACACGGAGTCGCTCCAGGGCAAGAAGGTCATCGGTTTCGGCCTGGCGCAGGAGCTCTACTTCGGCAACGCCGCCCCCCTGGAGATCGAGATGGGGGAGAACGGCAACGACTTCAAGCGCGACCGAAAGACGTTGCGCGGCGTCCAGGAGGGCGACTGGCAGCCCCGCCGGCCGAAGGCCTTCAGCATCCGGACAGGCGTCACCTACTAGTCCGCGCTCCCGCGCGAGGAAGGAATCACAGACATGTCTCACCCCTCTCTCGTCAACATCGGCGCGTACATCCATGCCGCCACCCTCGCTCTTCCCCTGCGAGAGCAGCCCGCCGGTACCCGCTCGGGCGCCGCCCTCCAGGTGGGGGACTTCCGCAGCGGCGTCCTGGTCGTCTCCCTCGGGGAGGTGAAGGGGGCGCCCACCGCCATCGCGGTCACCTACGAGATCCAGTCGCGCACCAACGACGGCACCACGCCGGGTACCTGGGAGGACGTCACCAACCCCGACGGTGACGCCTACACCGTGGTGCTCTCGGCCGCCGACAGCATCAAGGAATTGGACGTCAACTTCACACACCTCGGCGATGAGCACACCGAACTGCGCATTGTGGAGACGGCGGCGTTCACCGGCGGCACCACACCCTCCGTCGTGAGCGGCGCGGTGCTCATCCGCGGCGGCTCCAACCGGCGCCCCTGCTGAGCCCAACCCCCTGTTCTACCCCGGCCGGGGAGGCGCCCCTTTTCGTGGGTGTCTCCCCGGTTCTCGTTTCGAGGTGCCCCATGCAGGAGATGTTCGACGTACCCTCCCCAAATTTCTACGGCCGCAGCGGCACACCCGTAGACGTGGTGCTCCTACACCACACCGGCCCCGGATCCGAGTCCGGCCACCTCTCCTGGTTGCGCAACCCCAAACCGTGCGATGCGACGGGGAAGCGCGTCTCCCGCGTGTCCGCGCACTACCTCGTCGGCACCACCGGGAAGGTGTGGCGCCTGGTGGATGAGACCAACGCCGCGCTGCACGCTGGACTCGGGCTCCTGCCCTGGGAGAAGGGCGAGACGTACAACTTCAACCTGCGCTCCATCGGCATCCATGTGGTGAATCCCGGCGACGGGGTGACGCCGTTCACGGAGGCGCAGTATCTCGCGTTGGAGCGGCTCGTGTCGGCCATCGCGCGGCGGCTGGAGTGGGACTGCGTCACGTTCCTCTATGGATACACCATCAATCTGATTCCCGGCAGGCGCGGGCGGCGTGGCTACATCCTCGGCCACCGCGACATCGCTCCGGGGCGGAAGACGGGCCCAGCGGACAACTTCAACTGGCAGCGCATCAAGCGGGCGCTCGGGTCGGGAGCGTAGCCATGCCCACCGAGTACGACTTCACCACGCTGGCGCGCGCGGCCGCCCGCCTGAAGGTGCCCCCCACGGACGCGCAGCTGCCCGCGCTCATCACCGCGGCGAGCCGGGCCCTGGCCAACTGGCTGGGCTACGAGGCCCACCTGCGTGAGGAGGTGGAGGAGACGGTGCCGAGCGAAGGCGGGCGGCGGCTCTTCCTGCGCGCTGGCGCGGTGCGGCGGTTGCTGCGCATCACCGTTTACGGCCAGGAGGTGCCCGCCACCGACTACACCCTCGAGAGCGCCAGGCTCGGACGCATTCTGCGGCGCTCCGGCCGGTGGCCCTTCACGGGGGAGTGGACGGAGGGCGTGGCGCCCATGCCCCATACGGCGCACGACACCGGGGACATTGTCGTCACCTACGACGCGGGCTGGAGGACGCCCGGCCAGGTGGCGCTCGCGCTGGAGGAGGACCCAGCCAGCGCCCTCACCAGTGATCTGCCGGCCGAGTTGGAGGAGGCGCTGCTCGTCACGGTGACAGGCTGGTACCGCCGCCTCGGCATGGACCTCGACGTCACCACCAAAAGCCTCGGCGACGCCTCCGTCTCCTGGGGTGGCGACTCGCTCCGCGGCGGCAAACCGTCGCTGCCTCTCATGGCGGAGCAGCTCGCGGCGCCCCACCGCAAGAGTATCCGGAGGATGACCGCGTGAGCCTCTACGCCTCCAGCATGATGGAGACCTTCCACCTGCGTCGCTTCCTCCGCACGGAGGACAACGGCCGCCGGGAGGTGTTCGGCGAGCCCGAGCCGCACCCCTGCCGCTGGCAGCCAGGGGCCCGTCGGATTCAGACCGTCGACGGCAAGCAGGCCGTGGCCCAGGGCACCCTCTTCACCACGGCACAGGTGACGCCCGACGAGCTCGGCAAGCTGCGACTCTGGCTCCCCGGGGAGGACCCCGCCGACTACAAGCGCAGCCGACAGGCGCTGCAGGTGTACGTGCGCAAGGACCTGGAGACGGGCGCCTTTGACCACTCGGAGTTGGTGCTGTGAGACTCCGGGACGCCGAGGTCGACGTGGCGAAGCTGCTCGAGGCGGCGGGGCTGGGCACCCTCGCGCCCCCCCATCCCACGCTTTTCGCGGGACCCTACCCCGCCAGCGCACCAGACGCGCTCATCGCCTGCCGCCACTCCGGGGCGGAAAAGCCCGAGAAGTACCTGGCCAACACGGGCTTGGCGTACCACCGCGAGTCCGTGACGGTGCAGGTGCGCGGCACCCGGGCGCCGGACGGCTACGCCGAGAGCGGGGCCCGGGCGCGCGCGGCCTGGTCCGCCCTCTTCGACGTGCACCCGGACGAGTACGTGCTGGTGGACCCGGAGGATGGCGGGCCCACCTACCTCGGCGAGGACGAGGAGCAGCGTCCCCGCTGGTCCTTCACCGTGGGACTGGAGTACATCTCCACCGCTGCCCCGGACGCGGCGTCGCGCTCCCTGCCGACGCCGCCGGATGAGCCCACCTGAAACGCGCCACCCCTTCTCGGGTGCATGGCAGGTCGCGGATACAGAATGAAGAAGGCGGTGGAGGTGGACCTATCCGCCCTCATCCGTCTTCGTTCGCAGGCTGAGAAGGTGCTCAACGACCTCGACAGGCCCGTGCTCGACGCCGCCCAGCTCGGCCTGGACCAAGCCCAATTCCTCGTCCCCCGTGGGGGCGCACCGGATGACCCACTGAACATCGCCGACACGGCCTTCGTGAGCATGCCCCACCACAACCTCTCGCGTCGGCTGAGCACCACGGTGACCGCTGGCTACGACCACCCCCAGGCCGGTCCGGCCCATGAGGGCTGGCACTGGGGCAAGCAGACGAAGACGCCCCCGCCGCACTGGTTGCGCCGCGGCTTCAAGCGCGGGGTGCGGAAGCTGCTCATCAAGGGCGTCAGCGCTCGACTCATGAAGTCCCTGGCGAAGTACTTCCCGAAGAAGTGAGGCCCGTACATGTCTGGTTATACCGTCGCCCATACCGTCCCCATCCATGTCACCGCCACCGAGGCTGAGGTGTTGTCGGCCGCCAATAAAGTAGACGCCGCCACCGCCTTCAGCGTTACGGACACGACGGAGTTCGAGGAACTCAAGCACCTCAACTCCGATGGCTACACCGAGAACGTGGCGGTGTGGAGCTCGCTCAGCGGCACCATCTCCGGCACGCGCAAGGCGGATAGCGCCACCCAGGCGGTGATGGAGACGGCGCGCAAGGCCAAGGCGCCCTTCTACATCCACGTCCTCACGAGTCCCACCGCCACCGCCGGCAGCCGCGGTCTGCGCTACACGGTGCTCATCGAGTCGGACGAGAACAACTTCGAGGCCGGCACCACCCTGAAGTTCAACTACCCGCTGAAGTTCAGCGGCGCCCCCGTCGCCATCTGATTCCTTTCACCCCGCTTCACCCCGGAGACACCTATGTCCGAACACGACGAGTTCAAGCACAGCCTGCTCGAGGCTTCCTGGCGCCTGTACAAGAAGGTCACCGTGCAGGGGGCCCGCGGGTCGGCGGAGCTGGAGATTCGCATCCCCCCGCCCAACGTCCTCTCTGAGTTGCTGCAGGACGCCAAGAAGCTCAAGGAGGCGAAGGACGCGCCCGAGGCGAAGCACGAGGAGGCCCAAGACTTCGGGCTGAGGGTCATCGCCGCCACGGTCTGGCGGCCCGGTGCGGTGCGTTCGCTCTTCACCCTCGACGAGGTGAAGCGGTGGCCGTACGCCTCCGCCGTCCAGGCGGACTGCCTCGCCGCGGTCAACGCGGGGACGGGGATGGAGGCGGCCAAGGGAAACTGAGGAGCGACTCGCGCCTCGCGCTCGAGGTGAGGGTCGCAAGGCTCATGGGCTGGACGCTCGCCACCGCGCGCGCCCAGCCGTACGAGGACATCCTCCTCCTTGCCGCTGATTTCCTGCTGGAGGCGGAGGGCGCTTCGCCTCCGCCGGAGGGCCCGCGCGGAGCGCCGCCCCCGGCTCCCGGTCGCACACGGCAAACACACACCACGACGTACACGGCTGCATAGGCCGGGAGAGGAAGGCCGAGCATGAGCAAGAACGGACCGGGCGGACTGAAGGTGGGAGACCTGTACGTCTCCGTCACGGCCAGCATCGGCGAGGCGATCAAGAACCTCTCGGCCATCGTGGACGCGGTGGAGGAGGCGGCGGACCAGATTGAGGAGAACATGTCCAAGGCGGCCGCCGCCCTGGGGGACTTCTCCGACGGATTGCTCACCGTTTCGGCTCTCGCCGCCGCCGCCTTCGCCGTGGCCACCCAGACGTCCGCGCCAGCAAAGAAGGCGCTGGAGGATCTCAAGGGCGCCATGATGACGCTCGGCACGGAGGTGGGCACCACCTTCATCCCGCTGGTGCGGGAGATGACGATGTGGGTGAAGACGGCCGTGGCGACGTGGCGCAACCTCACGGACGCCCAGAAGGACAGCATCGTCACCTTCGTGAAGTACGCGGCCGTCATCGGCGTGGGTGCGAAGGGCCTCGAGCGTACGCTCATGTTCACGAAGAGCTTCGCAGAGGGGACCGTGGTTCTCGCGCGCGTGGCCGGGCCCACCGCTCAGGCCGTCAGCAAGGGCTTCACCACCATCTCCACCCATGCCGGACTGGCGCTCGACAAGGTGGCGGCGCTGGGGAAGAAGCTCGGGGAGTTGGGCAAGTCCGACGTGGGCAAGACGTTCAAAGGCTTCGACGTCGGCAAGGTGGGCGCGGGCTTCGACAAGGTGGTGTCCTCCATCAAGGCCGCCATCCTCGCCATCCCCGCGGCGCTCGCTCTGGGCGCGGCGAAGTTCAAGGCCCTGGCGCTCGCGGCCGCCCCCATGTTGGCCACCGTCGGGGCCATCGCCCTAGCAGTTGGTTCGCTCGTAGTACTCGCTGCGGTTCTGCGTGCGGCATGGGACGAGGCGGGTGCCGGCATCAAGGCCTGGTTCGAAGGCATCACCGGCGAGGCGGTGGCGCTCGGGAAAACCATCTCCGGCTTCGTCGGGGACATGTTCTCCTCGCTGACGGGCTTTCTGCGCAAGGGCGTGGAGGCGGCCTTCGAATTCATCGCCGCCCAGGTGCGGTGGATCGCGAAGATGGCCGCGCCCGTCGCCAAGTGGGTGGGGGCCGACAAGGTGTCGGCCATGTTCGAGGCCATGGCCAACACCTCGGGCAAGAAGATGCTCGAGTACCTGGACCAGGGTGTGACGCAGCTCTGGGACGCCGGGCGCGCCAAGGCCGAGAGCGCCATGGCCGGCGTGCAGGACATCGCCGACAAGGCGGGCGAGGCCATCAAGAACGGGGCGAAGGCGGGGGCGGACATCCTCACCACCTCCAAGGCGTCGTTCGACCGAGGCATGGCCCTCCTCAAGAAGGACCTGGGCTTCAGCATCGAGCTGCCGTCCTTCGACCTGCCAGACATTGGGGACCCGAACACCGTCCAGGCCACGAAGACGCTGGATGAGGTGAAGAAGGCGACCGAGGACGCGGCCAGCTTCGCCAAGGATGCGCTGGAGTCCGCGCGCGACGTGACGGGCGGGATGCTGGAGCTGGCGCTGAAGACGAAGGCGCTGATGGAGAAGAGCCAGGAGTGGCTCGCCTCCAACGTGATGGCGCCTCAGTTCGAGCTGCTCTTCCGCGAGACGCTCACCCCGGCCATCACCGCGATGAAGGACGCGCAGCAGGAGATCGCCGACCGGGCCAAGGCTCTCGCCGAGGCCATGGCCCAGGCCCGGGACGCCCTCGCCCAGAAGCTGCTGGGGCGACTGGGAGACGCGCCGAGCATCGTCGAGTCCGGCATGCAGGGGGCCGCGGTGGCGGGCCCTCTGGGAGCCGTCGCGGCCGTCGTGGGGGACCTGCTCACCCGCTCGGAGCAATTCAAGGTAATCGTCGAGATGGTGAACACCGTCATCCAGAAGGTGGCGGACGTGCTCGGGCGGATGCTGACGCCGCTCATGCCCCTGGTGGGGGCGGTGCTCAACGTCGTGGACGTGGTGGTGTCCGCGCTGGGCCCGGCGCTCACGGCCGTGGGGCAGGTGCTGGAGCCCCTCGCGCCCATGTTCACGCTGCTGGGGACGATGCTGGCGCCGCTGTTTCAGGTACTGGGCTCGGTGCTCAGCGCGCTGATGAAACCCATCACCGCGCTGGTGTCCCACGTCATGCCCGCCCTGTTCGAGGTATTCAAGGTGGTGGGCCTGGTCGTGATGAACGTTGTGCTGGGCATCCGCGAGGCGTGGAACGCGGTGGTTGGTGGCGTCCAAGCCGTGCTGCGTGGCATCGCCCAGTTCGAGATCTTCGGCGGCCGGCCATTCGAGTTCCTCAACGGCTGGGCGGACGGCCTGGCCGGCGCGACGTCGGACACGAGCGGGCTGGCACTGGCCATCCAGAACCTCACCGACATGACGTTCGAGCAGGCCACGGCGGCGGCCCAGCAGGCAGCGGCCGCCTACCAGGCCGCGAACGCCATGGACCGGATGACGCAGTCCCTCACCAACGCGCCCAGCACCTGGAAATACGCACTGCGCAGCTTCGAAGCGCAGAGCGCCCGCCCCGGTGGACTGGTGCTGCCCACCTCTCAGCCAGCCAGCACTGGCGGCGGGGCCTCGCCGAGCTCGCCCGCGGCGCCCTCGTCGCCTGCTCCCTCCGCCCCGCTGGTGAACACCATCAACATCAACGTCCAGAACGAGTACGCGGCCATGTCGGAGCTGGAGCGCCGGTTGGATGAGCGCGCCTGGCGCTCGCGAGGCTCCCGCGGACGGGGCCCGTACGCACACGAGGTCCCCTGATATGGCGCTGCTGAAACTCAACGGGGTGGACGTAGAGGCAACAGCTTCCGAGTGGGAGCCGGTGACGCTCGGGGAGATGACGCGCTCTCTCAACGGGGCGCCGCGCTCCACGGCGAAGGTGAGAAAGAAGAACCTGCGCTACACCTCCTCGCTCCTCACCCTGCCCCACGCCCAGGCCCTGCGCGGGCTCATCGAGGGCGACGGGCACGTGCTGTCTTTCGAGGACGCGTCCTCTCCCACCGCCTACCTCTACACCTCCCGGGAGGTGCCGCCACTGGCCGCCGCGGGCGTGTCCCGGGCGGCCTCGGGCGGAGTGCGAACGGACTCCTGTCTCGTCGTCCCTGGGGGCGTCTATGCAACGTGGGAGCTCGGAGATCTCTCCACCGCCACGTACCTCTTCTGGGTGGAGGCACAGGGTCCAGGCGACGCACAGCCCTACATGGAATGGAACCACTTCATTTACAGGAGCGACGGCACCCACTGGCGTAACGGCGTCCTGAACGCTTCGGGCCCGGAGGACACGTTCTATCCGGAAGCGCACCTCCTCGCAGAGTTCTCCGAGGGCACGCTCACGCTGGGCTTTCAGGGCGGCGTCGAGGGCCTTCGCCGGTATGCCGAGGTGGTGGTACTCCCCTACCTCATCCCCACCGAGTGGGGCGCGGGCATGTACGCCTTCCATGCCGCACGCGCGTGGCCCCGCCTGCCCGCCGTCCACGCCGTGGATCCGCGCCTACCCCCAGGCGGGCTGCTCTGCCAGGGGGAGGTGGGCACCTCCAAGGCAATGCACATGCGCAGCTCCGTGGGCGAGGTGTTCGACTTCACCCTCTACGGGACGTGAGCGCGCCTCTTCTCCCGGGGCATGCGCCCCCTCTCCGAGCTGCAGCAGCGTCGCCTCAAGAACCCCGCCGGCTACACGGTGCGTGGCCGCGTCCTCGTCCAGGGCCCGAGTAGCACCTGGGTGGACCTCACCCACTTCCACGAGCGTGACTTTCTCGACGGGGTGGACGTCGACGAGAGCCTCGATAGCCCCGTGGGCCAGGCCACCGTACGCGTGGTACGTGAGGTGGACGGGCTCTCGCTGGCCCCGCTGGTGACGTCCTCCCGGGCCAACAACCTGGGCGGAGGCTACGCCCCCCTGCTGGACCCCAACCGCCTCTTCCGGGTGGAGGTGGCGCTGGGCCCGCCGCGCGAGCTCGCCACCAACCCCCAGTGGCTGCCCCTCTTCCTCGGGCGCATTGACCGGGTGGACTCCGGCAACCCGGACACCATCACCTTTACGGGACGGGACCTGGGCGGCGTGCTGCAGGACGTGTGGACGGCCGAGGAGAAGGTGTACGGCAGCGACGCGGGCGTGCCGCTGGAGACGGTGTGCAACGCCATCCTCACCGACGCCCAGCTCTCCGACTTCGCCCTCTACACCCCGGTGGCCTCCACCCAGGCGCTGGGCAAGTACAAGCAGGATTACGAACCCACCATGGACGGGCTCGCGAAGCTGGCGGCCGGCCGTGGCTGGGAGGTGCGTCAGAAGCTGCGGCCAGACACCGGCACATGGGGCTTCTGGTTGTGGGGGCCGGACCGGGCGGCCACCGTCCCGGTGTGGACCTACACCGCCAACGACTACCAGTACCTCGGCGAGCTCAGCGTGGGCCTCGAGGACGTGCGCACCGCGGTGGAGGTGGTGTACCCGGACGCCTCGGACCTGGATGCGGCGGGGCAGCCCAAGAGGAAGACGGTGCGCCGGGAGTCGGCGGCCGCCCTGGCCCGGTACGGCTACCTCACGAGCGGTGGCACGCGCCTGCACCGCCTCATGAGGGTGACGGAGGGGGCCACCACCAACATCCGCTCCGCCGCAGAGGCCGGGCGGCTGGCCGACTCGGCCCTCGCCGACCTCTCCACCACGGACATGGGTGCCACGGTGGAGGTGGCCCTGCACCCGGGGCTGGAGCTGGGGGACCTGGTCGCCCTCGCCCCCAACGGCATCAACTTCTCCGCGGAGCAGCGGCTGGCCGTGCGCCAGGTGACGCACTCCCTCAACTCCACCAGCGGCAGGACGGTGGTGCGGCTGCTCGGCAAGCCCGCCCTGGGGCCCCGGGTGTGGCTCTCCATGGAGGCGAGGCCCGGCCTCGCGCCGGGCTCCCCCTTCACCGGGCCCGCCGCGCCCTCGGGCCTCACCGTCACCAACTCGGTGACGGGGGCGGTGCTGCTCTTCACAGCGCCCAACCTCACCTCCGGAGGCCCCGCCGCTGAGGAGTACGAACTGCACGTGTACGACTCGCCGGGCACAGCCCTGTCCCAGGCCACGAGGCGCTCTGTGAGCAGCTCCACGAGCTTCGACCTGACGGGCCTGACAGCGGGCACCACCAAGTACGCCCGGGTGCGCTCGCGCGACAGGCGCGGAAACGTGGGCCCAGCCTCGGACGAGGTGACCCTCGCGCCCAGGTACCTCGCCCCGGGGATGCTACTGCCCAAGGTGACGTTCGGCACGCTGCCGCTCAACGGTGAACTCGAGGCCCTCACGGACCCCGCCCAGCCCCCGGACACAGTGAGCTTGCTCGGCGGCACCTGGGGCAGCGACGTTATCACCTCCACCGACTCCTACGCAGGGGCTCGAGCCGTCCTCTTCCCCCCTGGCATGGCCGCGGCCACCCTCGTTTGGCAACTGTTTACTGTCCGCGAGGGCGAGCAGTGGAGCTTCAGCACCTGGTTCAAGCAGACGGTGGCGGGCGTGCGCTCCGGCACCCTGGGCGTGAACTGGCTGTCCAGCCTGACTGGGGGGGTAGGCTTTAGCAGCGTCGCCCTGGGTACGGCCAGCACGCCAGCCAACATATGGCAGCGCGGCGTCGTATCCGTGGCGGCGCCTGTTGGCGCCCGCTACGCCGCAGTGCAGGTGCAGAAGTGGAGCAGCTACGCCGGCGCACTCGCGGTGGACTCGGTGGACGCGCTCCGCCAGCAAGCCTTCGAGGCGTGGCGGGACGTCACCTTCCAGAACAACTGGCTCCCCTTTACCCAAGCCGTTTACGGCATGGTGCGCTACCGCAGGAATGACGCGGGAGAGGTGTGGGTAAAGGGCGTGGCGGGCGCGCCCTCGCCAGCTCCAGCCGCCAACAGCACCGTGTTCACCCTGCCCTCCGGCTACCGGCCCGGTGAGCGCCGACTCTGGAGTACGTCCACGGGCACGGCGCTCGTGGACGTGGAGGTGTGGCCGGACGGCACCGTGCGAGTCCCCTCCATCGCGGCGGGCGGGCGGGTGCCGCTCGACATGGTGCGCTTCCAGGCCGACTTCTGAGGCTCAGCGCTGGCAGTCCTGGGTGATGACGGCCACGCCCTCTCCCTCCGAGAGCGTTAGGGTGCAGAGCTGGTGCGCTGCCGCCGCCACCACCTCGCCCAGATACTCGCGGCGGTGGAGACCCTCGGCCACCACGAGGGCCCCGAGGACGAGGCGCGCGCCGCGTGGCCCGGCCATGGCCTCGGGCAGCTGCACCACATGCCCCGCCGGCAGCCAATGCGTCTCGTAGAACTCCCCCGAGGCCTCGCGCCCTCCCCCGCTCACATAGAACGTGGCCTGTTTGGCGGTGGCGTTGCGAAGGATGACTGAGACGCTCCCGTGTTCAGTTGGCTCCGGACCGCACGCAACCGCGATAACGATCGCCCCGGATAGACATAATCTGCGCATACGCATCTCCTGGCTCACGACACAGGAGAAGGGCCGGGCCGTTTAAATTGGGTCGGCCGTCATACCCAGGAGCGTGCTGAACCCGGTCAGCACGCCCTCGACCTCGTACACCGAACCCTTTTGCAGCTTGATGACCATGTCCTTCGCGCGCGCCGAGTATGAAATCTGGATGTCCTGAATTAGGGACGGCGAATTGCTACCGCACTTGAACTGGACCACGTATCCACCGAGCAGACCCGAGCTGACCTCGACGACTTCCAACGGCCACGCGAACCCGCGCCCATCGTACGACTTCCAGCGCTCCTCTTTTTGGAGGTCCGAAAGCGAGGAGCCTGGTCCAAACAGCTTCGACACCTTCGAGCACGAATCTTTGACATATCCCTCACGCCGCTTGGCTGTGGCCTGTCGATCCCGTTCCTTTTCCATGCGCTCAATATGGGTGTCGATTGCCGTAGCAAGCTTGACTGCCGTCTTGTCGTTCGGCGCTCGCTCCACAAGCGCGTGAGCCTTCTTGCGAGCCGCGTCGGCCGTTGATATCGCGCCAGCGACGTCACCAGACACTGCCTTCGCCTGCGAGGTCTTGAGGAGTTCACCTGCCTCGCGACGCCAATCATCCAGTTCAATGCTAGCAAGCAATGCAGCAGCCTCCGTTGCCTTGGAGAAGCGCACCTGGGAGGCCGTCTTCAAGAACGCAATGCCCTTGCCACGGGCGTCGCCCATCAACAATGCGCGCCCGTGGGTGAAGAATGCCGTCCCGCACCGCTCCGCGTGTTCGTCCGGCACTCCACCGAGAAGACTAACGCGCTCACACAGCGTTAGCACCTCGCCCATCGGCATATCGGAGGATGATGCGGCTAGCGTGGCGATGGCTGCTGCACGGTGCTCAGCGCTCGCCTGCTGCACAGTGCGAGTCGTACCAGACGTAGAGGTGTCGGTCTTCCCTGCGGAGCCGAGACCAATAAGCATCATAAAGACACAGCCGATGGCCCCTAGTGCAGCGGGGACGCGGAACCGGCGATGTTTCGCGCTCAAGACGGCACAGGCGATCAGGAGCATCGCGCCGACCCCAACCGCTGGGTAGCCTATTGAGCCAACTGCTGCAATCAGGCCAAGCCCTAGGCAAGAGCCGAACAGGTACGCAACGCCGGTCCACACGACTTTCATTACCGACCCCTCCGAAGGACGGGAGGAGCACGTCCCCCCGGACGCGTGACCCTACCCAGCCACGCTCAGAGTCACAAGCTCACAAGCGCGCACACGTGGCACAGTCCACCGCCCAGCGCTTCCCGCCCCCCTGAGCGCCCCTGTCCTCCACGAGCCGGAGGCGGCCCTTCCCGGCCGGCACATGGGCGCCGCAGCGGCACGGCGCCGCGCGCCCGTTGGGCCGGAACCGCACCTCGCCCTGGACGCACTGGGGCTCGATGTGGGAGGCGCCCTTCTCCGATTCGAAGTCCGCGTACTCACGCTTGCGGATGAGCCCGCCACAGGCCCGGCAGGGGCCGCTCTTCTCGGTGATGATGGTGGGCATAGTTCTACCCCGCCTGACGCAACAGGGCGTTGAACGCGCCCCGGTTCTCCACCTCGGCGCAGCGGAAGACGTTGGCTCCCGCGACGGCGTGCATCTGACGGAGTGCCTCGGCGCGCAAGGGATCGGCGGCGTGGCCCGACAGGAAGGCAGCCGCCAGACGGTGTCCGCGGAGCGGTTCCGGACGCTGGACGGAGGCGATGGCCATCACGGCCCCGCTGGCCCAGCGCAGTTGCCGGTACTGGCGGTGCCACGTCACTCCATGTGGAACGAGCATCTCGAACAGGGCGCATCCAGTCCAGCCAGCGGCCTTGTCCGACGAGGCGATGAAGCCCAGTCGCACCTTGTCGTCCACCAACACCATCCCCTGCGCCATGGCCACCACCTCCCTCAGCGTCATCTCTCTCGGCGTCGTCATGCGGACCTCCCGTCCATGTATTCACGAAGGGCCCGCAGCCCGCGCGCGCGCGCGGCGAGCAGCGCCTCCGGGGTGCACTTCAGGCGGCGGGCGAGCTGGGCGTCGGAGAGCGTCTCCCGGGCAAGTCCCATGGGGACGGCGACGGCCAGGCGCTCGAGGCGCGGCAGCTTCTTGAGGGCAGCCACCGCGGCGAGCTGCTGCGCGCGCTGGCGGCGCTCCTCCTCGCCCTCGTCGGGCAGCTCCAGGGACTCGCGCTCGCTGGCGCGGGTGGCCCCGAGGGACAGCCCGAGGGTGGTAGCGTGGTCTGCACCCTCCTTCCGCAGAGCGTCCTCGTACGAGGCCTCCCCGCGGGCCACGCGCTTGCGCGCCCGGGCGGCCAGCTTGCGCCCCCATTGGGTGGGGCCCACGAGCTTCGCCTCCTCGAGCACGTTGCCCAGGTGCTGGCGGACGGCCTTCATCACGTAGGCGGGGTACAGGGTGCGGCCCGGACCGGCCCAGCCGGGGGTGAAGCGCTTCCACAGCCGCTGGGCGCGGAGCCGCGCCTCCTGCAGCAAGTCCGCCTTCTCCAAGTGGGTGCGCTCGTGGCGGGTGAAGGCGTGCTTCACCTCGCCCTCGAGGAAGGGGGTGAGCAGGTGCAGCAGCAGGGCCTCGGCGGCGCGCTGCCGGCGGCCGCCCTCCGCGGCACCACGCACCTCGGCGAGGGCCGTCTCCATGGCCTCGGCGAGCTCCGGGGTGAGGAGGCTCTCGCGGGCCGAGCGGCGGAAGGGCAGCACCTGCTGCCGGGTGTCCACGCCGGGCACCGTCCGCTGGCGCAGGTGGGGGCGGTGGGCCCGTGCCTCCCGGCGCACCTCGCGCGTGGGGACGGTGAAGAGGACGAGCTGGACGGGCGCCGCCACCTGGCGCCCCTGCGCACGTGCTCGTCCCCGGCTCCCAGCAGAGACAGGAGAGGAAGGGACGGGAGCGGGCACCAAGGGGCGGGCTGCACAGGCCATACATCATCCCTCCCAGTGGAATGGGTTTGCGTCAACAATTCAGCCAACCGCAAACACCAAGCAACTCAGAGAGGCGGCCCCGAGGCCAGCTCGCCCCTGCCGTCACCCTGGCAGGACAGGCCGGCCTTGCGCAGCAGGCGCGCCACGTACGTCGGCGCCAATGACAGGCGCTCGGCAATGACTCGCACGGACAGCTCCGGCTCCGTCCGGTACAGGTGCACCGCCCGGGCGGCCTTCCAGCGGGCGTACTCTTCGGCCGACATGCCGGCAGGAGGGTGCTCGGGCCCGAGCTCGCGCTCGTCGCTGGTGTCGTAGGTGAACTGGGGCGGGATGCGAGGCACCGCCTCCCCGCGATTCAAACGCAGCTTGCGGCGGCGGGCGCATTCGCCGCACTGCCAGGGAATGCGGCCCCTCGGCTTCACGCCCACCACCGTGCCGCAGGCGCAGGTGATGGAGACGGGGCGAGGCATGTCTTGCATTGAGTTGCATGCCGTCATGGCTTCCTCGGTGGGTGGGTGGCTGGGGAAATGCGCAATTGCTTGCGCTGCTTCAGGAGGCGGTTGCGGTTACGGGTGCGCCGGGCCTTGGCCGAGCGCTCCGCGCGGGCGCGGCGGTGGGCTTCGGCCTCCTCGGCGGTGGCGAAGGCCTCACCCTCGAGCAGCACCTCCACGCGCGGGTTCTTGCTGTCGTCCAGCCGGTACCCATGGTCCTCGGACACCTGGCCGTCGTCGAGGTAGGCCCAGTCCTGGAGGGCGTCGAGCAGCACCTTGCGCACGTTGTCCAAGTCCCCCACCCGCCGCGGGCGGAAGGCGTGGAGGGTGAGGCGGACGGGGCCCACCAGGGGCAGCACCCCGGCGGCCTGGGCGAGCGCGGCGACGGCGGCCTTGTACCGGCGGGCCTCGTCCGAGGGCACCAGGCCCCGGCCCGGGGCGGGCTTCCAGTACGTGTTGGCGCTGGGCGGGTACGGCAAGGTGAGGCGGATGCTCTTGGGCAGGCAGCTCATGGCGTGGACTCCAGGCAGCAGGGCGGGGGCACAGCCGCACCCCGGCAGTTTTCCCAGTACGGCACGTGGTGCTGACAGCGACGCCAGCCGGGGTGTGCCAGCAGCGTCACCCCGCGCACGGGCATGGCGCCGTGCCGACCGGCAACGTCCACGTGGCGCCCCCCGCCACAGTCCTCGCACCGCACCCAGAGCACCTCGAAGCCGCCCACGGTGCGCTGCGGCGGCGCCTCCGGCTGGTGCACCGGCACGGCGACGGGGAGGGGTGCAGTGGGCAGCTCCGCCGACGGGGCCGGGTGCACGGGCGGCCCGTCCTCCCGCGGGGCAGGAGGGGCGAGCGGCAGGGCTTCCTGCGTGGCCTCACGCGCGCTGGTGGCGGCCGGGCGGCGCTTGCGTCCGGCCGTCATGGGCCACCCTCCCCCGCCGGGCTGGTGAAGCGCACCCCGCGCAAGCCCTCGACGGCCCCCATCCTGCCGAGTAGCTCGCCGTAGTGGTCGCCCACCCAGTCCGCGAAGAACCTGTCCCCCGCCTCCAGCACCAGCTCGCCCTCGCACACCTCCCGCGCGCGCAGCTTCACCAGCCAGCGGAGCGCGTAGTCCTTCCCGTCGGCCCGCAGGGCCTCGAGCATCCGCCGCCAGGCGCTCGCCGCGGGGGTGTCCTCGGGCAGCTCCGCCAGCGCGGCGGCCCCCTCGGGCGCGGCCACGGGGGCAGGAGGGGCTTGCCCCCCGGGCTCCGGGTCAATGCTCCACCGGCCGCCGAGCAGCTTCTCGGCGGGCTCGTACCCGTCCGGAGTGCTGCCGGAGAGCAGCCACTCCAAGTCCACCCGCTGGCGCCGGCGCAGCTCTCCCCGGCACAGGGGGGAGCGCGGCACCAGGGCGAAGACGCGCCTCCACTCCTCGAGCGGGCGGCGCTCCAGGGCGACGAGGGCGTCCTGCAGCAGCTTCGCCGAGGTGCGCTCCCACGCGCGGAAGCCGTGTGGGGCGGCCAGCTCGTTCCACGCGGCGCGCAGCGCCTGCACCTCGGGCGGGAGGGGGGCTGGAGGGCGGGCCCTGTCACGCTGGGCGTCACGCGCGGCCACCGTGACGATCGCCAGCTTTCCCCGTGTCGGCGTGACAGGAGGAGAAGGAGGAAGGGTATGTATATTCTTCTTCTCCTCCTCCTGTGTCACGCTAGCGGTCACGCTGTCACGCTGGGCTGTCACGCTGCGCTTTCGGGCCCTCTCAACTCGTTTTCTCTCTCTGGCGAGGGCGCGGGTTCGCTCCTCCTGACTCTCCGCTGTCACGCTAGGTGTCACGCTGTCACGCCCTGTCACGCGTGACAGCGTGTGGGCCGGGGCCTCCACGGGGCGGGCGGCGGTGAAGAGCGCCACCGCCTCCCGGAAGCCCTCCAGCCGCGCCTCGGCCCGGGCCTGGGCAAGGCGCGCCTGCTCGAGCTCGGCACGCAGGGCCGCCAACTCCTGGGGCATGCTGCTCGCGCAACTCATGGAGTGGCCCCCGCGAAGCTGAAGAGGTCCGGCTGGCGCTCGGCCAGGCAGTGGGGGGAAAGCCAGATGCGCTCGCGCTGGGCGTTGGCCTTGTTGCCGGCGCTCGCGGCGTACCCGCCCGGGGCCTTCCAGGCCACGCACCGCCAGGTGGTCGGCATGGTGTGCTCACCCTCGTAGCCGCACAGGGCGATGCGCAGCTTGGGGTTGCCCCCGTTGGCCAGGGCCCACTCGCGCACCGCGTGGGCAACATCGAGGTCCTCTTCCGCGTAGATGCTCGGGTCCCTCCCAGCGGCCGCGCTGTACGGCGGGTCCAGGAAGACGGCCGTGGTGCCAATGGCCTCGGTGACGGAGGGCGTCAGAACCCGCGTCCAGTCGCCGCAGCAGACGCGGACGTAGCGCAGCCGGGCGGCCAGGGCCTGCATCCACTCGAGGATGGTGCCGCGAGAGCCGCTGGCCGTCACGCCGCGCCCGGTCGCTCCTCGGCTGCCGGAGATGCTGGGCATCTGCTGCCAGGTGCTCGAGGCCGCGGTGTGCACACCGCGCGCGCCGCCATCCCCGATGGAAGGACGCTTCGCCCAGCCGGCCGACAGGGAGAGGTCTCGCACGCGTCCGGCGTGGACACCGTTCATCCCGCCGCCGGCGCTCGCAATGGCTGGCCGGGGCTCGCCGACGCCTCGCACCTTGCGAGCATTCACCCCGCGCGGAGCGCGCCCAGCGTTCGCCCGGCCCTCCCAATTCACCGCGTTGGCGAGGGACTCTCCGCGGTACGCGAACTGGTGGACACCCCGGCCCGGCTTGTCGAGGGCGGGGCGCTTCTCGTACTCAGTGGTGTGAATGCCGCACGTCTTCTCGGCGCCGGCGGCCTCCTGCTCCTCCCAGGCCGGCTGGGCGCACCAGCCAGAGCCAATCCACTGACTGATGCCCCACACCCAGCGCCCGGCCACCTCGGCGTCGAAGTAGCTTTCATCCTTGCGCAACCGCTCGCGCAGCGCGGCACCCAGGGGCCGCCCCTCGAACTGGCCGGCACGGAGTGCCTCCTGGGCTCGGGCCACGTCTCCCGTCGCCAGCGCCTGCAGCGCGGCCGCCGACGCCTTGTGCATGCGCGCGAGAGCGTCCTCGCCGTTGACGAGCCAGCGGTGGGTGGCGTGCAGGTCCGCCTCGTTGACGGGGCTGTCCGCCCAAAAGGCCACCTCGTCCGGCGAGGCCTGGACGGCCCGCCAGAAGTTGGCGAGGTAGCAGTCCTTGTCGTTGACGGTCTCCACCCGCGGCGGGGTGGGCCGGGCGAGCAGCACCGCGAGGCTGCCCGCGAAGGGCTCCACGTAGTTGGCCACGTCACCGAAGGCCTGCCACACGAGCGGGGCCGCCCGGGACTTGCCGCCGAACCAGGGGAAGGGGGCGCGCACCGTCACGACGCCACCTCCTGGCGCAGTTCGAAGATGAAGCCGCGCTCGATGAAGTCCTCGGCCTCGCGCGTCACCGCCTTGTTCTCGACAGCCCACCGCAAGGCCTCGAGGTCATTCGAGACGAGCAGGCCCATCAGTGAGTCGAGCGTGAAAGGGCCAAACCGAGCCCAGGTGTGAGGCTGCTCGGTGGGGCGGGTGAAGTGGACGGAAGGCTCCGCCTCCTCGCCCTCGCCCTCCCACGCCTCCAGCGTCCACCCGCCGGAGAGCGCGTACTTGTGCGGGCCGCTGCCGAAGTTGTCCGGCTCGTACACCTTCAGCCCGGGCACGCGGCCCTCGCGACAGGCCTCGGCGAGCGGCGCCACGACGGCGTCCGCATTGGCCATCCACCACGTCTCCAACTCCATCTCGGCCGAGAGCGACTCGCCCTCCAGCCTCCCGGCGAGGTGGTGGCTGCGCCGCAGCGCTGCCACCCCACTCCACCAGGTGGCCGCCTTGCGCTCTTTGGTGGCGTCGTTCACCAGCCACAGGCGGATGATGGAGTGCCCATCGTTGCGCTTCGGCAGTTCCACGCGCCAGGCGCTCGGCTCGGCAGGGGGCGCGGACTCTGTCTGGGTGGTGGTGAGCTCGGGCGGCGGCGCCACTTTCGCCTTGGAGCGCACGCGGGCCTTCTTCGCCTTCGCCGGTGCGACCGCAGGCACCTCGGGAGCGGGCCACTTCTCGGCAAGGTGGCCCACCAGGGCGGCGTACAGGCCGGCCGGGAAGATGGTGTCCAAGGCGGGCGTGCTGTTGTCGCCCACGAGGATGCGAGGGCCGCCCTCGGCCGCCGGGAACCAGTGCAGGTCACGAACGTCCTGACCCTCCGGGCCTTTGATATCGAGACGCAGGTACACCTCGTGGAGTCGCCCCGCGGTGATGCTGTCCGGCTTGCCGATGAAGCCGGGGCACACCAGCACGTACCAGCCCGGGAAGTGCGCCTCATCGATGGTGGGCCATGGCTGGCTGAAGAGGTCCACTGGGGCGGCGGGCGCTTCAGTCTGGAGGGGCTTCGGTGCCGGCGTCGCCTCATGGCTGGCGTCCTGGAGCGTCTCAGTCTGCTGCCGGGCGAGCCTCTCTTGCTCCACGCGGTGGTGTCGGTTCGGCCATGCCCGCTCCACGCCCTTGAGGGTGCAGTGCTCCAGGCACAGCGCCATCGCGAACCCGCCGCCCCCTTCCCACTGGCCTCGCTTGCCCCGGCGATCCTCCCTATCGAAGCTGATGAAGGCCCGCGGCCGCTCGCGAGTTCCGCACGCCTCACAGGCCCGGGGGCTGCTCCCTTTCACACGAACGGTGTATGTGCGGACGATCCCGGCGGAAGGCTTGCCGAGCGCCGGGTGCAGTGCCGTCAGGTCCAGCGCGTGGAATTCCGGGGCGGCCTCGCCGTCCGTGGGCGCCGTCGTGAAGGGGTCATCCAGCTCGGGCACGTCGCGCTCGGCCTGCACGGCGGGCGCGTCACCATCCTTGCCGTCCTGCTCGTCCGCCTCCGCCTTGCATTTCGGGCAGTAGAAGGCGTTCCCCACCGGCTGGAGCTCCGACTTCTTGAAGGTCTTGGTGCACCCGTCGCACTCACACGGGGTGCTCTCCCCCTCACCCTCCGGCTCGGCGGGGATGGCCGCCACCCCTGCCTTGGTGAGGACGTAGACGCGGCCCGACTGCCTCAAGAGTCCGCGGCACACCAATGCATCCAGACGCAGCTTCGCGAGCTTCTCCCCCATGCCGAGCAGCGCCCCCGCGCCCTTCCGGGTGATGGTGTTCTCCCGGACGGCGGCCAGCACCTGACGCTCGTCCAGGGTGAGTCCTTGTCCGTCCTGCTCGTCCGCCGCCTGTTCATCGGCCGGGACCTGCTCCGCCACAGGGGGCTCGACGGCAGTCGTCTCCTCGCGCGGCGCCGGCCACGTGGCGCCCATGTACTCGGCGAGGGCGCGCAGCACCTCGCGCGGCACCCAGTTCCAGGCCGGGTCCTTTTCGTACGAGAGGGTGGTGGCCGTCATGCCCAGGTAGCTGAAGACGCAACTGACGGCCTCGCCGTTCTGGAAGGCCAGGCCGTACCCCGGCACCCACCACAGCGGAGGCGTCTCGGGACGCCACTTCCTGTCCCATATCAGGGTGTACGCCTGCTCGCCCCCCTCGCCGATGCTCAGCCGGCCCTTGAGGGGCCGCACCTTCCATCCCGGGGCGCCAGGGAGCTCGACGGCCATGGCAATGAAGCTCCTGCACTTGCACGGGCGGCCCTTCACCTTGCCGCAGCACTTGCCCGTCCCGTCTTTATGGTCCGCCACCGAGTGGCTGCACTCGCAGCACGGGACGCGCGGGGCCGGGACGGCGTCCTCCACCTCGGACTCGGGCAGGGCGCTCGCCTGGGCGGCCGAGGCCGTCCGCGCCGACGCCGGGGCCTCCGCGCGCTTCTCCCCCGTCTGCACCGGAGTGGACTTGCGGGAGCGGGTGCGGCTCTTCGGCTTGGGCGGCTCCGGAGGGGGCTCCTCGTCCTTCTCGGACGGGGCCTCAACGGCGGGCTGGGCGGGCGCGGCCGCCTCCACCAGTGGCATGGCGAGCTGCTCGGGCGCCTCGGGACTCTCCCCCGTGGTGGCCGCGCGCATCAGCCGCGCGTGCTGCTGCCGCATGGACTCGGCCTTCTTCTCCAGTCCGGCGAGAATCCGCGCCTTGAGGGACTCCAACTCCTTCAGCCCGTCCTCGAGCACCAGCGCCTGGGTGAAGGCCTCGCTCCGCTGCTGGTGACTCAGCGTGGTAGGGATTGCGGTGGACATCGAAAGCTCCAAGGGCGAGGCGCGCGGCCCCGCGGAAGGTGGTGGGGCCGCCGAGCTCGCGGCGGCCGGGGTGGCGGTGAGCGCGGAGAGGCGGGCCTTCAGCCACGCCAGGCGCTCGCCCTGGCCGAGTCCCTTCATCGGATCGTCCAGGGTCCAGGTGCTGGGCAGGTGCGCGCGGAGGGCGTCCACGTAGGCCGAGTCCGCGTACACCGTGAGGTGGACCGGACGGGTGGGCTCGTCCTCGTCCGTGAGGAAGCGGATGACCTTGTGCGCCCAGTCCTCGCGCTCCCTGGCGGTGGTGTTGCCGAGGTGCAGGTCATACGGCTCCAGCGCCTCGTCCACGAAGGCAAGGCCGTACTTCGCGCTGAGAATCCAGACGTTGGCGGCGTGCTCGGCCTCGGCCAGAGCGAGCGCAGCCCGGAAGAGGGGGTCCGTGTAGAGCTCCCGCGCCGGCGCGGCCCGATCCAGCTTCGACTTCCCACAGCCCACCAGGGCGTACCGGCGGTGGACGGAGGTCATGGAGAGGCGTCCTCCACCCGGCGGAACTCGACGACCCACGCCCAGGGGTTGGCGTCCCAGGAGGCAGGGCCGTTGATGCTGCGCCAGAGGGCCTCGAACGCCCCGCGCGGACCGGCCCGCGACGCGTCGGTGAGCCCGCCAGGAACGTGGTCCCAGGCGCCGCTGGTTTCCACCACGCCCTCGGCCCGGGCGTCAGCCTGGGTGATGGCCTGGAGGCGCTCGACGCGGACGGCCGTCACCTCCAGCGTGAGGCGCGAGGCCCACCGGGGCATGTGGATGGAGGGACGCCACGCCGGGCGCCCAACGTCTCCACACTGACATTCGGGGATGAGGTCACAGCACGCCTGGGCGAGCGGCCGGTGGGAGTCCGCCGGGTAGTAGAGGTTCTCCATGCGCGCCGCGTCATCGTCCGGCACATCGCAATAGAACGTCTCGCGCACCCACAGCCGGTCGCCGGGGGCGCCGTACCGGCAGGACACCCACTGGACCCCGTCCTCTCGGCCGCCGAGCCAGTGAGAGAAACGGACGGAGAGGCCATTGGACGTGGACAGCAGCTTCGCTGCAACGAGGTACCCCTTGAGCCCCTCCCAGTGGTGCGCAGTCGGCTGTGGCGTCACCACGCGCCGGGTCTGCGTCTTCCGGCCGTCGAGGATGGCCCGGACCATGGACCCGGAGAACAGGATGGGGCGCTCACGAGGCTCAGGCATGGTCCACCTCGGGGAGATCGACGCCGAAGGCGTGGAGGAAGCGCCGGCAGGCCAGCGCGGGGATGGGTTCGTGGGTGAGCCAGGCCAGCCTGTCGCGCGCGAACTGCAGGAAGGGCTCGGCGGCGCTGCGCAGCTCCGCCTCGCGCTCGGCCACCCTGCCGTCCGTCCACTGACGGAGCCACTCCCGGTACCGGCTGTCGCTCTCCAGGGCGGGCGAGGCCTTCGGCTGGCCCGGCACCCCAAGGAACCACGCCTCCACCAGCGCCGCAGCCTCGTAGGCGTTGAAGCTCCGGCCCTGGCCCCCGCAGCGCATGGACGCCACCATGATGAGGTTGGCGATCGTCTCCCGGATGGGGGACGCCAGCGTGGTGCCGTTGAGCGCGGCCCGGAGGTTGTCCACGGCGAGGCCGAGCTGGTGCAGCCGCTCCTCCGTCTGCCCCATGCCGGTGGTGTCGCAGATGCTCACGACGGCGCCCGCGGCCAGGGCCACCGGACGGAGCCCGTCCGCCTCGCGGGTGGCCTCCACCAGCGCCTGACGCGTCTGCTCGTGGGCGCGGTGCTCCCGGTCCAGAGAGTCGGCCAGGGACTCGACGTCATCAGAGGGCGCCGTGGCGCCGTCGCCGATGAGGTAGCGGGCGATGCGCACGCCACAGTCCGCAAACGATGTCCCAGATCCTCCAACCTCCGTTCGCTGATGCAGCCAGTCGCAGACGATGGAGCCAAGGTCCTCACGGTTCCCCGCCCGCTGGCGGATGGCGACGAGGCGGTCGCCCATCTCGTCGTTGCTGCGACAGAGCGCGACACCAACCGCCTTGCGGTCCTTCAGTTCCTTCTCCAGCGCCTGCACCCGCTCGCGGAGGGCGTCGCGCTCCCGCTCTGCCCCCTCGGCGCGCTGACGCTGCTGGGCCGCGAGTTCCTGAGCCATCCGGAGCACGTCGGCGGAGAAGGACGTCTCCGCGAGCACCTCGCGAACCTCGGCGACCTTCACCGCCATGCCCCAGGACTCGCAGTACAGGCGCAGAGCCTCGCCTCGCGCCGTATCCCGCTCGGCCGACAGCGCCACCATGCGGCGCTCCAGTAGGGAGAGAGCATCCTTGCCCTGATTACTGAACCCGTTGAACAGCGGCTCATCGCGCACCGTGGCGAACACCTCGACCGTACTGGGCGCAGCGACGTCGGTGGGTGCGCCGGACGAGGCCTCGCTCTCCGTCGCGTCCGACCACGCGATGCTCTTCCCTCTGTTCGAGTGGCGGTGAGAGCCCTCATGGCCCTTGGTGCGCTTGCACTGCACCTCTGCCTCGTCGTCCACCGCCTCGCACCGCTCGCGCGTAACGGACTTGGGGCTCATGCCGCACCTCCCGCCGGGCCACGTTGCTCCGCTGCCAACTCGGCCTGGATGGCGTCAGCGAGCAGGGGGAGGATGTTGGTGACGAACCCCACCGCCTGCGGGTCGTGGCTGTGGCAAGCCGCCTCGCCCGCGTCGGAAAGGCTCGTGCCGTCGTGCCAGGTGCGGAAGTCCCACTGAGAGAGCTCGCCCCCGTCCCGGAGCTTCATGCCGTATTGGCCGGCCGCGACCTCTTCGAAGTGGTTCCACTCCTTCCGGGCCTCCTCCTTGGACAGGTAGCCGCTTCGACGGGACGAGAGGATCCGGCGCGCGATTCCCTGGAAGGTCTGCACGCCGTCGTAGACACGGCGGCGCCCAAGCTTCTCGGCCATGTAGTCCGGGTGCTTCGCGAAGTCCTTCTTGAGGAAGAACTCGCGAAAGTCGGTGTGTCCGTGGTGGGTCCACATGTATGCATACCCGCCCCAGTCGGAGAGGGCCGAGAAGTACCCGTCGGACCCGAGCACCACGATCGCCCAGCCCCGGTTGGGGCCCCTTACGACGTATCGACGGAGAGTGACGGGCGTGCTCATGCCACACCGCCCTTCATCCTGCCGTCGCGGATGTACGCGGGGGACTGCGAGCACTCGCCGCCGTGCCCGCCCATGTCCACGTGGCACTCGGGGCACACGGGGGAGGGCTCATGGCCCAGCGCCAGACGGAGCGCCTGGCGCGCGGCGGTACCAGACGGCGTCCATGCGGTGTGCCCGTCGCTCAGCGCGAAGAGGGCCTCCTCGGCGGCCTCGCGCAGGTTGTCCCGCTCCAGCTCGAGCGCGGTGGACGCGGGCCGACGGAAGGCGGAGCTCCACGCCAGGAGCAGGGCCGCCACGCTGAAGCCCACGCCCCACCGGACGTGCCCTTCCACCGGAGTGCCACCCAGCATCCAAAGAGCGCCCCGGTAGGTGGCGGCGGTGAGCAGCGCGAACAGCGGGCCGGTCGCCAGCCGGGCCAGGAGAGCCGGGCTCATCGCGCACCTCCCGTCCGTCCCTGCCGCTCGCTGCGCTCCCAGATGGCGGTGAGGATGTCGACGACAGTCTCGTCGTCGAGCTGCACCACCGCGACGATGCGGGCCCGCTCGCACGCCCACGACATGCCCTGCTCGACGACGTCAGGGTCCTGCTCGAGCTGGCCCTCGGGCTGGACGCGGTACACCCAGCCGCCGTTCGGGTACATGGCGGCGAACACCTCCGCCACCTCGTACTCGGAGGCGAGGTACACCCGGGTGGGCTGGTACCCGGCCCGGCTCGCCTCCTCGCCCACGTACGCGGAGAGGGTGTTGCGGGTACGGGTGACGGACGGCGGGAGGATGAGGTCCCCCGGATTCAGCCCGGGCGCGCCCCCGTGCCAGTAGGCGGGCCGTGTACTCGCCGTGTGCTCACCAGCAACAGCGCGAGGCTGCGCCACATGCGAGGGGGTCATCGCGCACCTCCCCGCGAGGCAACGACGCCCTGGAGGGCATCGGCGAAGGCCGCCTCAGGAGTGGAGCCGGTGCCGCTGGCGGAGAGGGTGCTACCCCCAGCGCGGGCACGGACGGTCCAGCCGCCCAGATCAGGGGCAGAGGTGAGGATGAGGCGGACCGTCGCAGGAACTCCCCGGGCGGGAGGTCGCGTGCGGCCATCTTGCAACTGTCTGATGGGGTTGGCGGGCCGCTGGGCGGCCCGGCGAACTCCTCGGGACTTCCCCGAGGAGTTACGCCGGGTTACCTCAACGCGCGATGCAGGATTCGAACCTGCGGCCTTTGGCTCCGGAGGCCAACGCTCTATCCAGCTGAGCTAATCGCGCACTCTGCTCCGGCGACAACGGGTGCGTAACTAACTGACTTCCCCCGCCGACGCAAGCACGCTTTCTTGGAACAGCGCCAGGCGGGGACATCCTCCCCGGAGGAGTCGGCTCCATTGTTGGATACCCACCTGACTGCCTGCTGGGGAGGCGGGAGCGAGCCGCTGGCCACGAGGAAGAGGCCAGGAGGCGCCAGAGCGGGGTATGCACCGGGAGCTTGGCGAGTGGAGTGCCAGCCCAGACGAAGAGCGGACGATGCACGAGAATGAGGAGCTTCGAGGTTGGGGGGAGTCCACGACGAGCCGCAGCCTCGTCCACCGGGTGGAAGGCTCGGCACAACTGGCCGAGCTGATGGTGACGGCGGGCGGGCGCGGGGAGACGGTGGCCTTCCGAGGCGGCGGGCGGAGCTACGGCGACGCGGCCCTGAACACCGGGGGCGCCATCGTCGAGTTGGGCCGGCTCGATCGCATCCTGGAGTTCGACAGCACGGAGGGCATCGCGCGGGTGGAGCCCGGCGTCACCATCGCGGCCCTGTGGCGCATGAGCATCGCCCACGGCTTCTGGCCGTACGTGGTGCCCGGCACCATGCACGTCACCATCGGTGGCGCGCTGTCGATGAACATCCATGGGAAGAACCAGTACAAGGTCGGCTCGTTTGGCGAGTACGTCCGCTCCTTCCGCCTGCTGACGCCCGCGGGGGAGGAGCTGCGTTGCAGCCGCACCGAGAACGCCGAGCTCTTCCACGCCGCCATTGGAGGCATGGGGCTGCTCGGGTGCGTCCTCGAGGTCGAGCTCCAGCTCAAGCGCCTCTCCTCCGGGCGGCTCCTCGTGCACGCGCGCAGCACGAGGGATCTCGGGGAAGCGATGCAGGCGCTCGACACCGCCCAGGCCGACTCCGACTACATGGTGGGCTGGATTGACTGCTACGCGAGCGGCTCGCGCCTGGGACGAGGGCTCCTGCACCTGGCGCGGCACGTCCCGGCGCAGGAGAACCCGGATCCCTTCCTCGCCCCCGCCCGGCAGGACGTGCCTGGACGAGCGTTCGGCGTGGTTCCGCTGGGCTGGCTGTGGCCCGGATTGTGGCTGACGGTGCACGGCCGGGCGATGCGCTGGGTCAACATGGCGAAGTTCTACGCCGGCGTCCGCGAGGCGAGCCGCCCGGCGTACCTGCAGACCCATGGCGCGTTCCACTTCCTGCTCGACTACGTGCCGGGCTGGAAGCGCGCCCTGCTGCCGGGAGGGCTGCTGCAGTTCCAGCCGTTCGTGCCCAAGGAGCAGGCCCACGCCGTCTACACGCACATCCTGGAGCGCTGCCAGCGCGAGGGGCTCATCCCCTACCTGGGGGTGCTCAAGCGCCACCGGCCGGCCCCGTTCTTGATGAGCTACTACGTCGACGGCTACTCGCTGGCGCTCGACTTCTCGGTGACTTCGTCCAACCGGGAGCGCCTGTGGAAGCTCTGCCGGGAGCTGGCGGACCACGTGCTGGCCCACGGAGGGCGCTTCTATTACGCGAAGGACTCGGTGCTCACGGCGGAGCAGTTCCGGGCCAACCACGCACCGGGAGCCATCGAGCAGTTCCTGGCGCTCAAGGCGAGGGTGGACCCGAAGAACGTCCTGCAGACGGACCAGTGGCGGCGGCTGACGATGCCCGGGAAGGACTCGCCCCTGCTCGCGCGGGCGGGTTGAGAGGAATGCACGAGCCGGGGATCGAACCCGGACGGCCCCTTCGGGCCAGCGGATTTTAAGTCCGCTGCGTCTGCCAGTTTCGCCACTCGTGCGTCAGCAAATTCAACAACTTACGATCCTACGCCCCGCATTGCGCTTCCGCAGCGCCCGTGGTACCCACCTGGTACCCACCCCGCGCGGTGCCCACCCTGAAACCGCGCCTGGTACCCACTTCTGCACCCCTCCGAAGTACCCACTTCAACACCCCTCACAGCCTCCTCGCAGTACCACTTCCCCACCCCGTGGAGTAGCAGCACATGCCCAACTGGACAGGTAGCTGGGCCGGCGGCCGAACGTACCAGACCAAGGATAACCGCACAGTATGGGTGATCCGGAAAATGGTGAAGGGGCACCGTTACCAGATCGTCCTCGACTCCGAGACCGAGCGCCAGGCCCTCGCGCAGCTGGCCCTCTTCGACCAGGACCCCGCCTCCTACAAGACGCCGAGCGCCCAGCGCGACGAGGCGCGGCGACAAGCCCAGGAGGACGAGGACAGGTCCCGTCAAGAGGCCGAGGCTCGCCGCCTCCAGGACGAGGCGGACGCTGTGTACGTCAACGCGGCGTTCGTCGGACGGTTCCTCGAGTTCATCAAGGACCGGACCCCCAAGTACCGGAAGGACACCCGCTACTACCTTTCGGCATGGGCCGATGCGCTCCAAGGCCGTGACCTGCGCAAGGTGGAACCTCGCGAGGTGCTCAAGCTCCTGAGCCAGTGGAACACGGCCGAGCAGAAGCGGATCGCCGCCCTGAAGGCGTTCTGCTCCTACCTCATCAAGAAGGGGTTCCTGGACCCCGCCCATGACCCGAGCCGCACCCTGACGGTGCCCGCCAGCAGGCCCGAGAAGGCCATTCGCGAAAAGGGCTATGCGATAGCCACCATTGAGGCGCTCTACCGAGCCCTTGAGGACCAGGGCTCGCGCGACGTGCTGCTCCTGCACGCGAAGCTCGGACTCCACGAGTCGGAGGTACAGCGCATCGCTGCGCGCGAGGGCAAGATCAGCTTGGTGCCCGGACACCCGATCATCGCCGGTACGGTGAAGTTCGTTCACAAGTCGGGCCGGGTTCACACGCTTTCGCTCGACACACAGGCCCTCGCCGCGGCCCAAAGGCTCCAGGCGCACGGAGCACCGACGCCGGATCAGGTCCGCCACCGGCTCCGCGTGGCCTGCGAGTCCCGAGGTCTGCCGCGCGTCCTGATTGGGGAGCTCCGCCACTCGTTCGTCGCGTGGAGCCTGGAGTCGGGCGAGGCAGTCACCCTCTCCGGTAAGGGCGTGCCCCTCGCCCTCGTGGCTTCGGTGCTCGGTCACACCTCCACGGTGACGACGAAGAAGTTCTACGACGTGAGCAAGGTGCCCAGCATGATCAAGCTGCCTCTCAAGCTGGAGCACCCCGACGATCCACAAGCGCTCCAGTCGGCAGCTTGAGGACACGAATCCCCGCGCCCTCAAGCTGCCGTGGAGTTGGACCAACGAACGATCCGCGGTTGCCTAGATTGACAGCTTGCGGATCTCCTCACCCGGAGCGTGGGTCGGCGGCTCCGCAGCGCTTGGTGGAGGCGTGCCGCGACTCACCACACCTGCCGCCAGCGTGCTTCCATTGGACCAACCGCCCCCGCCTCCGTTGCCCTTCTTTCGCTTTCCTCTCTTCGTTGGGACGGCCTCCAGCAACTCCTTGATGCTGGTAAGCGAGATCAGCGTCTCCTTTCCATGCTTCGGAAGTCGCTTGAGCGACCCCTTCAACAAAAGTTCGTAAATCTTCGACTCTTTACATCTCAGCACCTCCGCAGCAGTTTTGATGGGGACGCCGACGGCATCGCCAAGAACGGAGCGAACCCATATTCGCTCCACGACCTGCTCCACGGCGCGCTCCACCACGGCGCACACCATCGGCTCAAGAATCCTTCGAATCACTTCGGCAGACGCAACTGACTGCTCAAGACCCTCATTGCCAGAGGGAATTGACATCTTGAGCTTCAGCCCGTCATCACCACTCGCAATCTCCGTCGGAAGGGCTCCTGCCCCCGACGGCCTTCTGCATCTGTTTGAGCTAGACACCTGAGATTCTCCATGATGGTTCCCTTACGTTTCACTTCAGGCATTTGTCTCTTCTCGATTCGATTGGGGGCGAGCCGCCTGATGTTGATGCTGATCAGACCTGCATCGTCTCGATTGTCCAAACTGCCGGGTCGTGCCAGGGCTGGTGCCAAGAGGTATTTCGGTGTGCGGTACTTGGCGCAAAGCAACGTTGGTTCTTTGATTCCCCTCGTGGCACGGCTCGCTTGGTAACGGGGGCTCCTCTCCGCGCGCCTGTAGCATCGACGACGAGGCCTCCTGCACCTGGTTTCTCGGCAATAACCGACACTTCCGCATCAGCCGAGCCACATGCGAGTTCGTGGGCAGCAGGCGCCGCCTCATTTCACGCGTGAGGCCACGCTCCCGTGCTCTCTTCCGTCGATGTTTTGCAGAGGCAGCACGTGTCCTCCTCAGTGCCCAGGCAACTCGCGAGTGCTGCGCTCTCCACCGGCAACCACAGCATGAGTGCACCGGCTCGTCGCACCGGGCCCGCTGGGCGCGGGCGAGGGGGGCGCTTTCACCCGCCAATCGGCACCGAAGCACAGTCCGCCTCCGGGCCCTTACGGCAGAGCAGGGCACGACAGAGTAGCAAGCGGGCAGGCACGGATAGAGATTCGTGCCGCGTCGCCGCCTTGCTGTAGTCCTCATGCTATAGCATGATGACGAACGCATGTTATAGCATGCGTACTGCACCCCTCCCGAGAGGGGACAGAGTGGTGCCAGAGCATCCTGAACGCACCCGCCCACGGGCTGAACTCGCGTGCATGTGAGTTGCTGCATGCACAGCGCTTTAGTCCGTTCCGCGTCCGTGCTCAAAGGACAGCCGAGCCCGTGCCTGTCTGTCTTTATGGCAGACGGGCAGGCTGTGTTTTACGCGCGTTGCTGGTTATTTCACCGTATGCGACTGTGAAACCTCACGTTCCCCGTTCCTCACGGCGGAGCGAGGTACGCACCGCCTATTCCGGGCATCCCGGAGTCACCCCTGCTAGCAAGAGGACAGCTCGCTGGAACAGCTCAAGTGCCCTCCAGACCCTTGTCCGAGCCGCAGCCGCTCGAGCGCCTGGGAGAACAACGCCTGTCCGTCCACCGCCCGCGTTGGCGTCCGCATTTGGGACGAGGGCTTCGGCACTACCGCGTGCCCGGCGCGGGCCGGCATCACCCCGAGCCAGGCCCAGCCCCGAGCCTTTCTGCCAATGGTTTGGATGCTGTCGTTGTCCTGCCGACGGACCTTCCACCTACTGCCCACGGTGTGCCGCCGCTGTGTCCCGCGTTATCATCAAGGATGAGCACCTGCGCCTTCGCCAGGCGCTTGAGCACATTGGGGGCGTGCCGTCAGCGCGTGCCTGCGCCAGCTCGTCTAAGAGGCGTGCGGCGCGGCGATACACGACGCTGTAGCCGTCGCGGCACGCTTTGTGTCCCAGCGCGCACGCCAGGAAGCTCTTGCCCACCCCGGTCGGCCCCGTCAGCAGCACGCTCTGCCGCCCCTCCACCCACTTCGAAGTGGCCAGTTCCATCACCTGCGCCTTCGTCAGTCCGCGGGCGTCGCCGTAGTCGATGTCCTCCAGGCACGCCGGCTGGCGCAGCTTCGCGTGCTGCACGCGTGCGGTGAGCTTCTTGTACTCCCGGTGCATCCACTCCGCGTCCGCCAGCGCCCACCAGGTCCGTTGCAGACACGTCCTTGTCAGGGGCCTTCTCCAGCCACCCGCGCAGGTAGTTGGCCATGCCGTACAGTTTCATCGCGTTGAGCTTCTCCAGCGTCTGGTCCACCAGCATCTGTCTTCTCCTCGCGGTCTCTTCGTCGGCTTGCGCGCGCCCTGGTAATAGGGCGCGCGCAGGCCCTCTCCTGTGCTGGTGAGACCGCGTCCCCGCACCGGCCAGCGGTGTCCGCGCACAGGCGCGCGGGCACACTCCTCAGTGGTAGTAGTTGGCGCCGCGCACGTTCTGGTGCTCGGGCAGCGAGCCCTTCTGCTCGCGCGCCTCGTCGGCATCCGAGGCGGTGCTGGAGGATGGCAGCCACGGACTTGTAGCTGTAGGCGCGGTGGCGCAGCGCGCGTGCGCACGCCTTCTCCACGCGCTGCGTACCGTACTTCTCTTGTCGGCCAGACGGATGATGCCCAGCGCCGAGCGGAAGCCCTGCTGTGGGTGGGGCCGGCGCTTCATCAGCTCCTCCACCAACTGCGCGCACGCGGGCCCCACGCTCCGCGCCCACTGCACCACACGCGAGGGCGTCCACTCGGCGTGCTGCCAGTGCGAGGCCGGCATGTGCTCGGCCTGCGTGATGAAGCGCCCGCGCTGCTGGCTACTCACGTGGCTGGCGACACGTCGGCCCGCGAGAAACACCTCGACGCATGCTTCCGTGTGACGCAGCTCCACCTCCTTGCCCACCAGCCCGTAGGGCACGCTGTACCATTGGCCCTCCAGCTCCCCGTGGTTGTCGATGTTGACACGCGCCTTCTGCCAGAAGGCCAGCTCGTACGGACGGCTCGGCAGTGGCTTGAGCGCCCTTGTCTCCACCTCCTCGAAGAGCTCCCGCCGTGACTTGCCCGGCTTGCGCATGGGCCTCTCGTTGAGCTTCTCCAACAGCGGCCTCACCGCCTCGCTCACCTCGCACAGCGACGTAAAATGACGGTGGCGCAGCGCCGCCAGAATCCACCGCTCGGCCAGCAGCACGCCCACTTCCGCCTTGGCATTGTCCCGCAGCCTGCGCGGGCGCGCCGGAAGAATCGAGAAGCCGTAGTGCCGCGCCACGTCCGCGTACGTAGGATTGGTGTCCGGCGCATAGCGGTGCGCCCTCGTGACTCCCGCCTTGAGATTGTCCGGCACCACCAGTTCCTTGACCCCTCCGAAGTACGCAAAGGCGCGTATGTGGCAGCCCACCCACGTGGCCATCCGTCGCCGGGAAACAACAGCGCCATGAGCACCGCGTCGTCATCCAACTCCGGCGGCAGCGGCCGCTGCAGCTTCGCTACCCGTGCTCGCCCCAGGTAGTCGCACACCGTGCCGTTGCCGACATTCAGGCTCGCCGCGATGGCTCGCGTCGACAACCCTGCCTCGAACCTCAACCGGAACAACTCTCGCAGCTTGCGCATGGACGGCCTCTCTGCCGCCATCTCCACCTCCTTGAAGGGAGGCCGGATAGACCAGTTGCTGCCCAGCAACGTTGACGCTCCGCCCGGCTCCTCAGCAGTCCCTCGCGCCCCAGTCAAGAAGGTGCTCGGTATGCCCGGAACAGGTGCTCACCTTGCCCGGAATGCCTGCTCGGCATCCCCGGAACGGGTGCTCACCTTGGCCCGAAATCAGTGCTCGAGATCGCCCGGTGCACGCAACTCCGTACAACCGGGCAATGGCGAGCACCTCCGCGTTGGCGGATTCCAGGGTGGAGAACCCCTCGGCCTCGGCCTGGGACATAGCCAGTACTGACCCCTTCCCCACCCTCTTCCTGGGCAGGTAGCGCAGCGTGCTGGCACTGGGCAGGACGAAGAGCGTGTACCTGTCACCGAGGTAGCGCTGACCATCCTCTGGAGGCTCCCTTTCCACCTTCAGGTGGCCGCAGTCGTGTGGTGGGTGCAGAAGGAGTCCGGCTCACGAGGTCGTACTTCCGGATAACGAGTCGGGCCCCAGTTCGAGCGCTGCTGTCGAGCGTCCGAGTTGGGGGGGGGTCTCTGTCCTTTATCTGGGGCGCCGCTCCCGTGCCGCCGCGCAGTCCTGAATGACGAGCGCAGCAACGAGGCCGCACAGCGCCCGGATCGATTCACTCTCGATTCCCCACGTCAAGCCAGGAAGGCGCGAAGCGGCCTCGCGAAGCCACAGTTCGCGCCCGCGCTGTGCTGCCTCGTCGCCAGTTGGAGCATGAGCGTCCCTCATCCAGGAGTCCTCGCCACGCGCCACGTCCGAACAGAAAACTTGGCGCGAGCCCCGTGTGAGACTTGCGCTACACGACCGCTCCATCCACTATTTCGTGGCCCCACTCCCTGCCTGACATTGCAACTTCGGCAGGAAGCCTCGACGGTACAAGAGGCATCTAAACGTGTGGGAAGTTCCGTCAACACACTCCTCGCTCGCAGTACTCAGGCGTAACCTTCAGAAGCGGCCAACGCGTCGCTGGCACTGAGGAGTCGTCCTCGCACGGCCTTGTGCCTTTGGAGATTCCCAACAAGCGGCACCGGCCCAATCAGCTTTTCTAGTTTCGCAGCGAACGCTGGACACCTCAAAGTGGCACAAGTAGGCGGATTCGCTTGGGAAATGGCGAAATTCGCTCCGACAAAAGCACCAGGCCTAGCCTTGAGCCCGTCGCATGCGGCGTCTTCGGCAGCCAAAGCAGCTTTGGCTGGACAGCCCAATTGGGCCTAAATTGTCGTATTCGTTGAAGAAATGATTGAATTGGTTCCGGCGAAACGCGCCCGGCGTGCCTTGAGCGGCCCCCCAAAAAGGACTGTCCTGCGGGAGTGCCCACCCGCTGGACAGTCAAAATATCGCAAACTGGCGTAATCCATGAGGATTTCGGCCATTTTGCTCCGCCAGAAGGCTAGCTGGCATGACACAATAAACCCCCCTGCCCCCCTATTGCGTCGCTTGCAGCAGCCTTCTGGCGTTAGGCGTTCATCCTAGCTGCCAAGCAGGCAGACAACCTAGGCCTCACTTCAGGCTGTTTGACCGAGCAACCAGCATTTTGTAACCACGCTCGCTTGAAGCCGCGCGTGGGTAATTAGGGGGGACGCTATGCGCTATGCAAGCCAACCTCGCCTCCTCTCACCTGCCCCGTCTCACACCCATTCGCAACCAGAGCACACCCTTTTCCAATGCCCCTCGGCTTCTGACGAGTCTCCTCCAGGTGCGCGGCAGCTTCTAACCACGCGGCGCCTGGCGCTCTGCCCATGACACCAAGGGCGCCGCCCACGTCGCCGGGTCGCAGCCGTCAGGGTGGGCCCACCGCGACTCTCTCCTTCCATGCCCAGTCCCCACTGCGCGCCGCCCGCGCTTGACGCCGAGCAACGCACCCTCCTCAACGCCCTGGCCAAGCTGCGCGTGCTGACGCCCTTCCAGGCCCACTGGCTCGTGCGGGGCTTCCACGCGGACAACCCCGCCACGGGCAAGGCACTCACGGAGCGCAATACCCGCAAGCGCCTCCAGTGGCTCGCCGAGAACGGCTTCATTCGTAGCGCCCGCGTGCGCCCGGAGCGCGGCGCCTACTCCGGCCTCTACTACTCGCTGGCCAACCGGGGCCTCCGGGCCATTGGCCTGGAGGGCGACACCAACCACCTCGTGCGTCCCCAGCCCCTCATGCGGGGCTATCTCCTGCTGCGCAATGAGGTGTACGCGCGGGCCCTCGCCGAGGGCTGGCACCCCATTACCCCGCTCCTCTACCGGGAGGCAGACGAGCCCAAGCTGTTGGAACTCTTCCACCGCTACGTGAGACACCAGCTCGAGGAGCGCAACCGCCACGGCGACGCGGAGGCGACACGCCACCTCACCCACCTCCAGGCATTCCTACCGGAGGCCCTCACCTTCGAGTACCTCCTGCGCAGGAGGGAGGACAGCAGGGACGAGGTTATTATCCTCGTGGTGGATGACCCGCGACGCGCCATTGCGCGCGAGAAGCGCCGCAACGCGCGGCAGTCCCCCGGCAAGCAGCCCTGCGCCAAGTGCGGCGCCCCTACGGTGCAGTTTCGCTCGCCTGAGCGTGTCACCCTGCACTGCACCGACACGCGCAACTGCTGCGCGGAGGTGCAACTCCCGCCCCCCCGGCCCTGCCAACTGGAGGACTTGCCGCCGCTGCTGCCCGGGGCTCGCGTCCTGCTGCGCGATGCGTACAGCGAATTCGACGTAGCGGCCGGCAAGCTCGCGAGTGCCAGCACACGCCACCTCGAATGGCGCCGCCACCTTGCCCAGCGGTATGGGGCCGAGTGCGTGGTGGACGAGGCGCTGTTTCCGGACGTGTGGGCCGAGCGTCTCACCCCGCGTGTCCCGAAGAAGCCCCACGCGCTGGAGTTCCTCCCACCCATTGAGGACGAGGAGCTTGAGGACGAGGGCCCTGAGGACGAGGACGGTGAGTGTCAACGTAGTTGTCGCGAGAAGCTGACTCAAGCAGTGGCCTTAAACGAAGGCACTGCAGGGGTGGGGTGCGGGGAGGGGTTGAGCCGGCCAGCCCCGCACGGCTCGCCGACGCCGCCCTTCCCCGCTGGCGCGGGGAATGGCTGGAGCCATTCACCCCGGACCCTGGAGCGGCCTTGA